CTCCGGAAATATCATGAGCATGACCTCTGAAGAGATACTGGAGCTGCTGAAATGAGCCTTGTAAAATGAAAAGTCCCCACAGAGCTATGGCTTTGCGGGGACTTCCCCCAAAAAAGCGCATTAAATGTAATGGAATAAATGAATGTGTGTTCATATTGTAAGGCTTTTTTCTTGATAATTGTTATATCAGCATCGTTATCACATACGATATTGAGAAACTCCCCTGCGATGTTCCGGATAATTTAAGGCAACACCGCACAAAGCCCACAAATTAGGAATTAAGCACGATTAGTAAACAAACCGGTTGCATAGTAAAATAAAAATGGTATAATAAAAGTATGAATAAGCAGATAAGTTTATCGAACCTGGAGGACGAACTGTCACAGGTACGAGCGAAGAAAAAAGAATTTCTGGAGCAGATAGAGCGGATAGTACCGTGAAACGAATGGGTAGCAATGATAAAGCCGTGCTATTACAAAGGAGAGCGCGGGAATAAGCCATACGACCTGGAATTAATGCTGAGACTCTACCTGATACAGAATCTGTATAATTTAGCTGACGAAGCAACAGTTGCAGAAGTAACGGACAGCAGAGCGTTTTCTGATTTCTGTGGAGTGGAATCAAGCAATCAGATACCGGACGGAGATACGCTGGGAAGATTCAGAAATCTGTTGATAAAAAACGAGCTGCAGGAAAAGCTCTTTGCTCAAGTGGTTGAACAGCTCACAGCAAGAGGACTGATTCTGAAAAAAGGAACGATAGTAGATTCAACGATAATAGCAGCGCCGACTTCCACGAAAAACAGGGAACGCAAACGTGACTCTGACGCACATCAGACGCGCAAGGGGAACACGTGGTATTTCGGCTATAAAGCGCATATCGGAGTTGATAAGGACAGCGGGCTTGCGCATACTGTTAAAGCCACTCCGGCGAATGTTCACGATGTAACGATGATGTCTGAACTCCTTACTGGAGAGGAAGAAGTTGTTTATGGCGACAGCGGCTATCTTGGCGCTGAAAAGCGTGAGGAAGCGATTGTAAAGAATCATTCCGGAAAACTGATAAAATATAAATTGAACCGCCGTCCATCGCAGAGCAAGGACAATTCCGTCAGATCAAGGGCACAAATCAAACGCAGGGAAAGGGAGAAATCATCAGTCAGGGCAAAGGTTGAACACGTTTTTGGAGTAGTCAAAGGACTGCTCAGGTACCGAAAAACCTGGTACAAAGGTCTGCGAAAACAGACCGCTAAATTGAATATCATGTTCGCCCTGGCGAATCTGATTCTGGCTGACAGGCCTCATCTGGCAGCTTGATTCAGTGCGCCCTGGCGAGCCTGATGGGTAACTCACACGAATTTCACGATATGTCACTCTTTTTATGGCAATGGGCGTTAATTGTGCGGTGTTGCCATATAGAAAAAGGACGCCATTCGATGAAAAGCGTCCTTATTATTGGTTAGGGTATGGTCTGCGTAAGTTATGCGGCACTACAATTCCTTTTGTAATGCGGGTTTGCGACTATATCCCTTTGATGTCCCCTGTGAGCCGAGGCAAAAAAATGATTACAAATGCCTGCTTCGCAGGCAAAAGCTGATTTTTAGACAAGGTAAAAGCCCCGCGGAACACCACGGGGCTTGGATTATTCAATTTTAAGCTATTCAGTTCATCGGAATGTACCGCCTTTAATGATAATGCTTGTTGATCATCAGGTTTCCATCGGACTATGATCCTTTCGTAGATTTTCCTGCTGTAAATATGTGTTTCACGGCAATCACCTGCTTTACTGGTCTGTAAGATCTGAAGGGGTGATCTATGTAAACGCATATAGCGGTAAGATCATCTGCGGAGCCACGAGCCGAACTCTTTCGATTTGGCTAGACGCCGTGTTAAGCGAGGATTTGCACCTTCTGGGTCAGACAGCACCCGGTGCGTTCGTCGCTGGTAAAACTGTTTTCAGCTCCTGTCACGAGCCGCAGATGATGAAAACTGTGAATCGGTACTCTCCACCGGACTCGCTTCCTTTCTGCTTAAAGCTAAAATGGCGATTTCAAAAATCAGAGGTGCATCGGAACCTTTCCTTTCACGATACTTATTGAATTGAGTTGTTGAACTTAATTCATGGGAACTTACCTCTTTCATAGATTAGGATCGGATATTTGGTGAGACGTCAAGCGAAATTTACATCTAAAGCGTTTGTATTGATTTCCTTTCCTTGACTATATATTACCACATTCACTGTAAAAAGTCAATAGTATTTTTCAAAAAAATGCGTATTATTTGTGATTTTTAACAAATGCACAACAATCCGTCACCTGATTTACCAGATTTCAACAAACTTTCGAGTACTGCACTGCTTTTTTTCGCAAAGTCCTTGACAAATGGCCTGCTTTCTGGTATAATACTATTGTTGTCAATTCAACGACTCATTAGCTCAGGCGGTAGAGCACCTGACTTTTAATCAGGGTGTCCCGGGTTCGATTCCCGGATGGGTCACCATACCAGAGCCAAGCGAACCCCTCCAACCTTTTCATGATAAATGGAATGTTCATTTTGGAGGTTCGCTTGAATATGTAAGTTAATGCCCATCGCAGTAAGCGATGGGCTTTCTTTTTGCGTTCTTTATCTGAATTGACAAATAACAAATTTCGTTATTTTCTAACAAATGCCTGCAAAACGCTCCAAAAAGTGTTAGAATTTTACGAAAGGAGTGATTTGCTTGATTAGGATCACACTCAGCCGTAAGCTTGGCGAGCTACGCTGGACACAAGCAGACCTGGCCCGCGCTACCGGGATTCGACCGTCTACAATCAACGAGTTGTATCACGACTTATGCGAACGGGTTAACCTTGAACACCTCGACCTTATCTGCGAAGCACTCGACTGCGATCTGTCTGAAATCATCGAAAGGATTCCTAATCATCACGATACCCAGATAAAGAGCAGAACGGGGTTTGCTTTGCAGGAACATAAGTAGCCGGGCGTTTGATTCCCTCGGAGGACAGTGTCTTTCGAGGGAACTCTTTTATAAAAGTTGTTGACAAACCTGTTGTTCTGTGTTATAATCTTATTACATTCAGTTGAGTGTAATAAAGGAGGTTTTTATGGATTTAAGCGGATTTCAGGTAGCACATCTTAATAACGGAGGTATTCTTCGAGAAAAACGTGTCAGTCTTGGCCTGACACAACAGCAGGTTGCCGACAAGGCGAAAATAAAGCTGCAGCAATATCAGAAACTTGAAAGCGGCGAACGGGATATTAAAAACTGTTCATATGATTTAGCGTGCAGAGTTATTGAAGCGTTGGGCATGAATGTTGCTGACTTCTTCCATGGCGAATATGTTTTCGGAGAAGCAGTGACTTTTTCAGAGGACGGATTCCGCTATAAGAGAACCGGAAAGTTAATGTCTGAATCTGATGATAAATAAAAAAATCCCCCCGGAACGTCAAATCGACAGTTCCAGGGGGATTGTACTTATTTATGAAATTGTAAAACCGAGCCTTTCAAGCTGCTTCTTAGTATTTTCCAGTTCACTGGCTTTAACCGCTTTTGTGGCCGTAACCGTTACAAGCGGCTGATTTTTTCCGAGCTTTTTTATCTTGGAAGCGTAACCGATATACGATATATCTACGTCAATCGGACCGCCTGAACCGCTTACCACGCCCACGTCGGTAGCGTTGCCCTCCTTAACCTGTGCAGATGTTCCATAGGCGGCATACTGCCACATGGTCTGCCCGTACTGTCCCGGAGTCTTGCCGTGTGTCCAGTGTGCGAGCCAGAGATCGTACTTGCGGAGCGTTGAGCTTGTCAGCCTGTTTCTGATGGTGTCGGGGTTGGTATACAGCACAACGTAATAATTAGCCTTTTCCAGTACAGACATAAAGGCGTCCACGATTGCACTGTACTGCTCTTTGCTAAGCTTAAGAGCAAACAGGTCGCCGTCCTCGAAATCGAGGGCTATCGGGTAGTCGAAACTGTAATTACTGAGCAGCTTCACAAGCCACTGCGCTTCTTGCCTTGCCTGGGCTACATTCTGTGCCCGAAGCCAGTGATACGCTCCCACATAGATCCCGGTAGCCTTGCAGCCGTTGTAGTGCTTGTCAAGCAACTTGTCCTTGTTACAGCCGTAAGACGTGCGGAGCATGGCAAACTTTACCGTTCCACCGTCGATTTTCGCTTTCTTGAGGGTCTTGTAGTCTACACCGCCATTGCAATAGCTGATGTCGATGCCCATATACTTAGCCATTATCGTCAACCTCCTCATCGTTGGTGTCGATGTCCGCCGATTTCTCAACACTATTCTGCAGCCGTTTCGTGATTTTCAGGAGGAATGGCGGCAACTTAACGCCTATATCAACCATGTTCTCCAGTATCGAGATGATCTCATTACACATCAACCACACGCAAACTATGCAGGCAACAACGAAGCTGACGCCTATATCCAGCCCCGCCGATTCGGCAGCGTAGGTAATTATCCAATCGAGAACGCCGCCGACGATAACGAGCAGCCACATACATATCTTCTTGGCAATTCCCTTGAAAGACTTGTATGAGCTGATGGGCTCTGAGCGGTACTTGGCGGCAACCAAGCCGGTTGCGTAGTCAATAACTTGCAGCACGACCAACAGAAGCAGTGGCACTGCAACCAGACCCAGCCAGGAGAATAATGCGGAAAGCAAAGCTGTCATGCCGATACGTTCAACCTTATCCATAAAAACACCTCTTTCATAAGAAATGCCCCGATTATAAATCGGGGCAATTATCAAGATTGTCGGCGCTATGCCGAACCAGTACAAAGTCATCGAGCAGTTTTTTCCGAAAGGCTACACAATCGCAATGCCGCATATATCCGAGATAGCTTCGGATCGTAGCCAATGCGTAATCAAGACTGATTTCACCTGTGGAATAATGCTCCATGACATATTTCACGTGCCGTTTCATATGCAGCGAGGTGGATTTTCTCATCTGCACCTTATCCGGCCAGATTCTCTTTCCGACAAATTCAATGCCGGAATCGTAGGGTACAATGCAGGTCTTTTGATTGAGAACAAGCCCAAGCCTATCTTCAAGGAACATTTGAAATCTTCCTAACACCTCATGTGCCTGCTCCTTGCTTGGAACAAGGAAAATCATGTCATCCATGTATCTGATATAATACGGAACTCGCAGTTCGCGCTTTATGAAATGGTCTGCGGATGTCATTACAACGTTTCCTGTTAGCTGCGAAATAAGACTCCCGACCTGCATACCGATACCGGTGATACGTTCGCATTCGGTTACATCGTCCGCGCTTACAGGCAGGCCGAATGCTCTTCCGTCGCATTGAATTGCCTTTTCAAGAAACCACATCATGTCAGGATCGTTGAGAGGTTTTCCAAGCGCTTCAAGCTGAACCTCATATGGTATTCTGAAAAAGAATTTCGCTATGTCCATCTTACACGCCCACCATTTTCCCGGCTTGTTGCGGACTAGCTTTAGCCAATACTGAAGCTGCTCCACAGCCTTGATAGGTCCTTGCGTTTTGATTGAACCATAACTATGCTCATAAAAAGAACGGCTGTATATCGGCCCAAGGACGTTATACGCCGCGCAGTTGACAACACGATTTTCAAAAGGCATTACGGTAATAATGCGCTTCTTGGGATAATATTCAATGAATTCATGCATTTTTGTCACCTCATATGTTTTCCACATAAGATGATTTTGTGCATTTATCAGGTTTTCTTCAAGATTTGCTGTATAGGAAAGCACGTCATCATGGTAGCGTTTGCCTTTGCGTGCTGCCAAATATCCGCCATACAAATTCTCGAACTCAACAAAGCGCTCGAAAACGTGTTCGTGCTTATCCATACACAGCGCCTCCTTGTTGCGCTTAGCAGCATTCGCGGCTTACGCAACCAGATCTTTTTTCTACCTGCTTTTCAGCAAGTCGAAGGAACAAATCCCTTTATACCCTTGTACTGATTGAAACCCAGTAGGTGTTCAATATCTGACGTGGGGGTAAAGCGGAGCGCAAGCCAACGTTGTCATTCGACAGCGAGCGAGGGTTGTTGCAGTTGACCTCGAAAACGCCGGCCCTCGCCGAGTTGCTCCAGTTGCCGCCGGCAAGAAAACACGCAACGATTTGTTCCTTATGTCAGGAGTTGGAGTTGACGGATTTCAACCAACCCCCAAGCATCTTTCCCATCTCCACAACTTTGGCACTCCATAGCTCATATTTTTTCGGAGGAAGAAAGCCCAAATTGAAAGAGAGCCGCAGGTATGCCTTGAGCTTTGTGTTCTCAACGTCAAATTCCTGCAATGTGGATTTCTTGTAATACTTCTTTTGCGCTTCAATGCACCGTTCAAGCATTATATCCATACAATGCTTTATGTCTGTCACCAAAGCGAACTTTTCGGATTTTGGGAATTGAGCAAGAGCCAGATAGCCATATTCCATCATGTCAAAGACTTTCTGGAGGATCTTCATTTCCTCTGCCACTGTTATCCTTCTTTCCGAATTGTTAAACCCATTATACCATTCAGATTGTATTCTGTCGCAAAAATGTTATAAAATAACGAAATACGTTATTTATAAAAAATCGAGCGACCCGCCTACGGCGGGATACCGGACTTCGCTATCGCGAAGCCCTCAGAACACAGCTATACAGTAGGCAGTTCAACAAAAGCGGAGCGCAAGCCAACGCTGACATTCGACAGCGAGCGAGGGTAGTTGCAGCTGACCCCGAAAACGCCGGCCCCCGCCGAGTAGCCCCAGTAGCCGCCGGCAAGAAAACACCGTTCAGCAGCACCGTTGTTAGCCCAGAAGCCATCGCCTTTATAGGCACCAGCGGTATTGTTTGCTTTGTACAGACAGAGCGCCTGAAGAATGCGCTGTGCTGCTTCGCATATAGATGAATCAACCGTTGTGCTTTCAAACTCTGCATAGCGGTTAGAATCCTGCTTCGACGTAAGGGCGCCTGTTACCCACTTCCAGCCGTTAGACGTGGAATCAAGCTTAAGGCTATTGGTAGTAGTACCGCTGCCGTTAGGGGTAATAAGCGCGCCGGTAGTGCCGTCAATGGCACGCCACAGGGAGGAACTTGCGCCCTGGCTGTTTAACGGATCGGCACCGTCATTGCCGAATGTGGCTCCGTCATGGGAGATAACCTGCAGTTCGCCGTAAACAAGGCGAATACCCGATGTCCACGCCCATACGTTTCCGTTCATATCAGCGATGCCGTCCGGTGCGTTGTTGTGATACCATGAAAGAGGTCCTGTGCCAGTAGCAACCCTACATGTTTTCCCTTCGCCGTCACGCGCGGTCGGAATGGCTTTGTAAGTGCTCTCAGATATATCCTTGCCAAAGTTGTTATTGCCATTCGGCTGAAAACCATTCTTAAGGCACCAAAGAGCAATCGCACACCACTCAAGCCTAGTAATGCAGTGCCAGCCTGCACCCTTGTTTGTCCCATATCCTATTGACTGGTCGAGTGTCGTGTACACCGCAGGATCCTGTGCAGGCAGGGAATAAGCGCGGCTATTCTGTACCACGTTTGAGTACTTAGAAAAATAAAGTGCGTCAACAACCTTGCCGTTGATTTTGAAAGCCGGGAAAACTTCCGTAGAATCACCCACGCCGAGTTCAGCCCATGTCATACGGGGTATTTTAACCATGACAGAGGGCATTCCCTTGTCGTCGTAAAGAAGCTGATTATTGGGGCATACTGCCTGCAGTGCCAGGTTAGCCAGATCAAAATTACTGCTCATTAACTACTCCTTTCACACAGCCCAGAGGGTAAGAGTAACCTTGTCCATATCAAGCGGAACAGGGTCCCGGCGTGTTTTGGTCTGTTCGCCTTCCTCAGTTTCCTCTTCGGTTTCTGTGTACTCTCTTGACGGTATGTCGATTTCAGCAACATACCTTCTGCCTGCTGCCGCACCGACTACCAGCGCTCCGTCGCCGTCGTAGCAGATGTCGATGTGTACCGCTTCATCTTCCTCGCGCTTGGCAAGGTTGATAGTCAGGTCATCATCAAAGCATACCTTATTACCGTTCTGCTCATAAGGTATTTTTTCGCCCTCGTTCTTGTTTACGATGATCATATCATGTAACCTCCTATGATGTTATATTTCACAGTGACGCTTGTTGCGCTGCCTGTGAATGCCAGCTTAAAGCCGTTTTCGAGTATGTCGCTTACTTCGATTTCGCCGACATTTCCGCTGCTTGCGGCTATCTGTGTAACAACAACGTATTGTGCGTTCGGCCGCGCTGCTTTCAAAGCAACAGTTTTCTGAGAATTGTTGAACGGGTACCGTGCATTATTCGTCAGAGTGACCGTTCCGGTTTCCGAGGAAACAGCTGTGCGAATGTCGTCCTGATTCCATTCCTGCTGCTTGGAATGATTCATGAGCAGTGCAATAGCAAGATCATGCGATACCAAAGCCTCCTCGACTTTGTTGAAGTGTACAGCGTCCTGAAATGTGCCCTGCTGCATGACTTCACCGAACGGCGTAATCGTGAACACATTGTCGCCGCCGTCAGTACGAACAACTACATACTTCCCAGATTCGCTGAGAACATGGTCTTGCCAGTATGTGCGGTCATACATTTAGCTTCCCTCCTTGATTGAGAAATCAAACCAATACAGTACACCCATCTGTCCTTGGTTCATTGTGATATTCACGTCCTGATGCGCCCACAGATCTCCATTGTTGTTGTATATCTCAACTCTGTCAATCTTATTCGCCGAGCCCGGGCTTATCATTGCTTGAATCCTTACTGTCCCATCAGCAAGGATCTGCGCGTCGGTGATAGGAACCTTGTTAATTACTCCGCCGGCCCGATATTGCAGATAACCAGCCCGGTGCTTAATAAAGGTTCGCAGATCTGTCAATGCTGCCGTATCAAGCGCCATGTCACACTACCTCCTTTCATAATGCTCCAAACGGAAGGCCGCAGACACGGGTGCTGTATGTTGCGCTTCCTCCGTATGTAGCAAACGATACATAGCTGTCAGCAGCTTCGCCTTTAATAGCAAGGTTAGGATATGTTCCGACCGGTGAATTTGTCTTTCCACGAACGGAAGCGTTTCCTATTGTTGCTGAAACATCTATCTGATTTTCAGAAATGCTACCCTGTTCAGCCATTTCGGGATAAGTACCGCAGCGGCGCACATCATAAATAGCGTAGCTTCCTTTCACCGAAACGAGTATTGCATTTCTGACACGGTATGTAATGCTGTCACTTTCTAAGACAGCACGAACAGGCTTAATAGCGTTTACTATGCGTTCCAGCACCTTTTGAGTTATTGGAACGCCATTTCCGCTTTCCGTTATATCAAGTACCAATGTGAAGTGATAAGGATTACCACCATACTCAAACCACTCTTCAATCGCTGATCCGGGGAAAACATCGCTGATAGCTGTCATCATAGCTTTTTTGGTGCCAAGGCAGTGGTGCAGCTTGAAGCACGATTTGATTTGTGCGCGTTTGGTTTCAAGTGTTCCATCGTACAGATACCAGTCAACCTTAAAATCACTTGCAAGGATATCAAGAATGGATTCATCGAGCTTGTCTATTCGCGCGTAAAGCATTATTGTTTCCTTTTCGCGAAAGAGTTCTTCAAGCTCTTCGGCTATGCAGGAAGCAAGTGCGTGCTTATCATCATCGGAAGCTAAGGCATAAGGCAGTCCGTCAGTTAGGTTGACGGCAGATATATCCTTACTCATCTTCGTAGCCCCCGTTCGTTATCTTAAGATTTTTCAGCTTTGCGACTTGTGGAGTGTAGTTGTCTTTCCCGTCCTTAAGCTGCATGAAAGTAGGATTTGTAATGACTACACGCTTAATCCCGGTATCATGTAACAACCATTCCAGCTTTGAAGGGTTTATGTCACGGCCAATCTTTCCTCGCTGCCATGCGACATATTCACTGACAGCTTCGGTGACTGCGGACTGAATATCGGAAAGCGACTTGTCAGCATTAAGGTTGATATAGTATGTAAGATCGATGTTATAATCTATCACATCAGGGTCTTTGACCTCAACCACATCTGTAAGAGGACGCACGTTGTCATCGTTGCAAGCTGCGAGTATAGCTGCCTTTGTACCGTCATCGGCAATGGAGCCATCGTCCATAATAGCGAATATATTGACATACCCTGCCTTGCTTGTCACATACTTTATCTTCAATGAGGATAAGGCACTGAGCGAACCGTCAGACTTAATTGTAATTTCAAGCAGCGCATTCTTGTATGAGAGCGTGTAATCTACTCCTAAAGCAGCCACGGAACCGGTCGGCTTATAGACTACTACTGATGTTTCATCTATGTAGTCGCCGCCGATAAAGCATGACTTAGCACTTCCGTTTGTATAAACCGGATAGGTGTCTGTGATAGCCTGTCTGGGTTGTATAACGCAGACATCGGCAATTTCAGACGACACGCTCTTGGCCCAGTATTCATAGGCACCTTTAGGACCAGCGGTACTGTAGGCATCGAGCCTAGAACGCATGATTTCAAAATATTCTTCATCAGTTGCACGTTCCGCTCCGCTGTTGCTGGTGTCAGTATTACGACATGAAGAAAAATATTTGATATTATCGATGTCGAGCAGTGTGTTGATTTCGCCAGGTGCATACCCGTTTCCGGAAGTACCGGACGTTTCGCATTGAGCCATTATTGTGGCGGTCGTTTCTCCGATAGCTACAAGGGCGTCTGCCGTTGTGTACCAGGTCAAGGTTTTCTTGCTGTCGGTCACCCTAGTGCCTTGTGGTATCAATATAGCGGTGTCCTGCGTTTTGGATATGGTGAATTCCATAGTGCAGATAGCTGGCTGTGCTTCCTGCCGTTTACAGTCATATATCCAAGTACCGAGTTCATCTAGATTTTCGCTTATTGCTCGGCTCGGAAGATTCTGATTACCGGTGTAGTTTGTGTAGACTCTATCTTGCACAATGATGTCTGCAACCCACAGAATAAAGAGCCTGTCTGGGTCGCCGGATTGCAGCGTTCGCCCTGTTATTTCCTCATACCGTTCTATGAGCTGTGAAACAGTCGCTGTGGTATCAGTTGGCACAAACTTGTAATTATTGCTCATCTTCTATATTCACCTCCACTATCAGTTTCACCTTACCATCGGCGCCGGCTTCCATTGTTATATCAGAGATAGTCGCCCTCGGTTCGTATTCCTCTACTGCCTCGGTAATTTCGGCATAAGCTATTGTTTCTGCGGCGTCAATCGGCATATCCATGAATTCCATTTCAAGGCCGAAATCTCTATCGAGCGGGACTGTGCCACGTTTGGTTTTCAGCAGCATAGAAATGTTTTGAAGAACAGACTTATTCGGATCGCTCTGATTAAGGTCGAGTGCTTCGCTGTCTGAAGATATAATGTATTTAGCCATGTTGTCACCTATTTCTTGAGATATTCCGAAAGGGTAATCTGCATGTCGGCTTGTGTTAGATTTCCGCGTTTATCATAGTATTCCATTGTGACTGATACTTTGGTTATTACCCATTTGTATCTGCCATAGGACTTTTTACCGATGATAAGGCGTAATTCAATGCCATTTGCAATGTACTTTTGAATCAGGTCCATCTGCTCCCCGACATCAACGCCGAGGAAAGCCGACAGCCTCAATGCAAAACTGAACCCATCGGCGCCCGAACATATAAATTCATTGAGAGTTGTACCGCCGTGGCGCTTATGCGTGGAATAATCGGCGCTTTTGGTCCACTTGGCGTTGCGTAATGTCTGAATGGTTTCTTCTGACACTTGAAATATAATTTTACCGAGCGAGCCAACTTTCATTATAGCCCTCCTATGACATAGCCATCTTCGTTGAATCCGGGATTATAAAGGCAGAGAACAATATCGCCTATATCCGGGAACCACGGTTCTATTTTAACTTCATGCGTATGCATATCTGCAACCTCTGTCTGCTGGGTTTCTCCTTTCTTCGGAATAAACGGTGGAGTTCTAAGCACCTTAAGCCAGTCAGATACAATGTCTACGTCCGGAAAATGAACTCTGACTGTGCGGTCGCTTGTCTTGACTTCTGTTACTTCACCTACGCGCACTATATCGTCCATAATTATCCTCCCAGTATTTCATTAACACGTTTCTGAACCGCAGCGTAGTCGTACCCGGCTTCTGTGAGTTTCTGCTTTCGCTCAGCTCCGTTGCTCCAGTCGCCGCGTATTACCGCCATAGCAATATCATAAAGGTTTCCGCTCGTTGAAGCGGTTGAATTGCTCTTGACTGCGCTGTCAGCGTTCTCATCAAGCGATTTTCTCAACGTAATCTGTGTAGTATAACCTGATGATGTGATACTGTGCTTGGCCTGTTTGATGATGTATTTGCCGTCAAATGCTCCCCACCCCTGCAATGTAACTGCGTTTCCGGCTACTAGGCTAGGGTTGCCAGGAAAGGTGAATGCGGCCGTGAATTCAAATTTGTTATGAAGCCGCAGCATTTTATGAGCTAATGCTTGGGCTTCGTCCTTACTGCTGACTTTCTGCCGGACTTCAAGACATTGGTTTTTTGACTTGTCTGTGTCATCTGATTTGCTTTCCTTGTAGTCCTCAACATATGCGGTTGCAGAGATTACAGCGCAGTTTGAAGTCGTATAGCTGACACGACAAGAGGTGTATGTATCATTGTCCCCGGTAGTGAGCTTGTATTTGATATAACCGCCGGTAGCACCGTGCTTTATTGTGAGCACCGATTTCTTTTTTTCATACTTTGCTTGGTCGAATATAACGATGATGTTATTCGTTACTTTCAAACTACACCCGGCATCATGACACAGCTTTTTGAGAAATCCTATATCACTTATCCGGTACTGCTCCGTGCGTTTATATGACGGGTCTGAAGAACTTTCAAACATACATGCCATACCATTGGAATTAGCTATCTTTTTGGCTATTGCCGACAGGGTCGTGTTTTCCCATGATTTGCTCTTCTGTGTTTGGCGAACCGTCGAAGCATAAGGCAGGCTCGTTGCCTTGATTGTAATTGTGGCCGGCGGACCGGAAGCGTCAATACTGTCAAGTTCGAATTGCCCGCAATCGAGCATATCGTCTTTGCCGTCAGAATTCCAGTTTTCGCGGAGAATAATAGCAGATATTTTCAAGCCTTTGCTTGCAGCTCGCTCATCGGAGCTTGTTGATGTAGTGGATTCACTGGTGCGTTTGACTTGACTTTCAGCAAACCAACCGAGGTAACCAACACAAATCGGGTAGGGAATACCGCTTTTCAGATTAAGGTATGTGATTTTGCCCGTATAGTTAGTCACAGCAGCGCCAGGCGTGCCGTTGCCATAGCTTGAATACTGAGGCTGACCATTAGCTACAACCTCATCGCCAATATTCCATGTTCCGGCCGCAGCAGCGGTATTGCTCGATGCTGTATTTGCGGCGGATTTCGCAGTTATGCTTGATGTCTTTTTTTTAGAGGTCGACTTTTGAGCCTTGACTTGTTGGGACCCTATACAAGTAAGGTGTTCCAGTTTGACATAGGCATTTTTTCTCTCAAAGTCAAAGTTGACCCACCCCTCTTCAACGCCTTTTGATGTTATTACCGTTCCATAAGCAAGAGTGCCATATACATAATACTGCTCACCTGGTCTTCCGTGAACATTAACACCGCTCGCAGCTGTTACCTTGTAAGTGTAGGCTGTGGTGTATTCCGCGTTATCTTCATCGACCGGAATACTGTCAAGAGTTTTTCCTCCTTCGGCAGCGGCTTGAATAGCACTATTGAGCCACTTTTCAAGCCATATGCCGTCACGGTCCTGCAACTTCAGCTGTAAGTCGTCAGTTTCATCTTCTTCATTGTCGACATAGGTCATTTGCAGAAGATAAGGCTCAACTGATTTTGTGATATCCGTGCCCGCGAATCTCACTTGAAACGCAGCGCGGCGCGCCATATTTTTTTCGCTCATCCATTAGCCACCTTCCACGGAGGCAGTTCGTCCGCTGCCGTATAATCGTTGACTTCGGGAATGTTCAGCACTATGCCATCAGAGAAGATGTAGACAAGGAGATAGGCAGGATTTTCTGCCATAATAAGGTCCGTGTGCTTTTCATCACCAAGCTGTTCTTTGGCAATGCCGTCCCACATATCCCCTTGTTTTGTAGTATAGGTCATCATGTATAAGCAAGCCTCCTGGAGTCGACTCCTGCCATTTCAAGTGCGTCCATAACCATTTCAACCAATGTGTCAGCATATTCTGCTAAGCTGGATTGATCTGCTGATCCGGAAACATTGAATACCGGTGATATAGTAATGGTAGTCTGACCGCCACCGCTACTGGACATATCCCTTGCGATTGCGGCAGTATCATTAGAATTGAACACACGTTCGCCGCCTGCCATGCGAACTATTTCCGGACCTTCTTCGCCGACAAGGGCGTAGCCGGAATCTGCCGATAAAGTTCCTGACGCATACTTCGACATATCTTCAAGTTCACGGAAACCGCGAACAGAACCATCGTACACCTTTTCACTCGGAACGTTTGTGGTAGTATTGGTACTGCCTGTTGCAAATGCAGCGGTTACAGCAGCAGACACAGCCGCAGCCGCGTCAGCAGCAGTTGTCTTGCCGGAATTCAGCGCGTCAACGTATGCTTGTAGTGTAGCTTCCGCCGCTTCCTTGGCCTGGTCAGACAGGTTCATCGCTTCTATTTTCTCTTCCATTGTATCAGCGATATCCTGTAATCCGTTTTCCATGTCGACTTTCAGACCAGCAAGACCCTCGGCGGTGTCACCTTGCTGTTCCTTGAGCGTCTTCCAGTTCTCAACAGCGGTTTTCAGTTGTTCATCGGTGGCTTTCGCAAAGCCGGCAACTGCGTTAACGCTCTCTTCGGAGCCGTCCGAGAAAGCAGCAAGCATTTCTTGCAGCCCCTCTATATCATCGGCACGTTTGGACAAGTTATCAAGATCTGTGTTGTAGTTGCTCCAGTAATTGATTTGTGTTTCCATCGCATCATTGATGGTCTGAATGCTTGTTGGGATTACTGTAGCAGCGGTGTCCCATATTTTATATTGTCCGGTTATGCTGTCATAGGCTTCATCGTATGCTTTTTTATAACTTTCCAGTAGGTCCTCCGAAGCCTGTTGGACTTCGTTAGTTGCAAGCAGGATAGCGTCATAGGAAGTTGCTGTTGAATCTGCTGCGCCTTCAACCATGCCTTCATACTCGGCTATGATAGCATTGCATTCTTCAAGGGCTGCGTTGCCTTCGCGCGCATCTGCCGCCGCTTGCCAATACTTGTCCTGCGCTTCGTTGTAGGCCTTTTGAATCTGTCCGTCCGTATTGGTAAACGCACCGACAAAATTCTGCCATACTACTTTAGCGCCGTTGTCCGTAAACACTTTTCCTGCGTCAAGCATGGCCTGTTCTGCTTCATCGCGGAGCTGTTCGAGTTGTGCTTGCTGTTCTGCAAGATCATCTCTAGTCTTTAATGCGTTTTCGTATTGAGCTTTTTTCTTCTCAGCTTCAGATACGCCGTTGACCTTGGCTATCGTTTCGTCAATATGGCCGTTGACGTCCTTGATGTTAAGACCGAGTTCGGGGTACTGTTCATTAAGCTTGGCAATGATATTGGAAAGTTCAGAGTCAATGTCCTGACCGTCCTTGGCTGCGTCATTAAGGCTGCGCATTTTTGCGGTAAGCTCGGTTGTGGTCTGCGACTGTTGATATATTTCGGAGTTAGTTTCGCTGTAAGTTCCGAGTATCTCCTCATAACTGGTGTGCAGACTGTCAAGCTCATTGTAGAGATCTTCAACTGTGCGCTTGTTGGCTTCAAAGCTCTCTGTTGCCTGGTCTACGTCATATTTCAGAGCCTGTGCCTGTTGACTGTTTTCACCGTATGTTTCACAGGCTTCCTGATACTTTGCGTTGAGTTCATCGAGTTCGTTTTTCTGGCGTTGCGAGGATTCCGTCAGCGTGTTAGTTTCAAAGTTGGCAACCTTACATACCTCATTAAGTGCGATAACACCTGCTGTCACAGCGGCGATAGCCGCTGTGAAAATGAATATAGGGCTTGCGAGCATGGCCATATTCCAGCCTGTCTGTGCCGCCGTAGCCCCTGTGGTCGCCGCTGCTTCACCAGTTTCAGCAGCGGCAGCCGCTGCCGAAGCAGCAGCTTTTCGGGCTTTCAATGCGATTCCGAATTCGTCAAGAGCGTTCTTGGCTTTCTTAGCAACATTCCACGCATTGTACGCAAGCACTACAACCCCGATTTCTGCGCCAATAGCCATTATCGACTTTACAAGCACCGGATTATTCTGTGTGAATTCATTAACGGAAGTCAGAATATTCGCGCCTGCCTGTGCAAGATTTCGCAGCTCGTCGTTATACAAACCGCCGATTGTTTCCTTTAAACCGTCCGCTGCGGAGTCAAGCAGGGTGACATCGCCCTTAAGGTTGTCCAGTTGTATCTTGGACATTCTTTCAGCCGCTCCGGTGCAGTTGTTGATATTGTCACGCAGGGATTCATAATCCTCGCTTGTGGAATTGAGGATAGCGAGCAGACCGTTATATCCGCGTTGCCCCGCAATAGCCATAGCATTGCTTACACGTTCCGCTTCGGTCATCTGTTCGAAATACCCGCGTAGTTCATCAAGGGTTTGTCCGAATGACTTTAATGTACCGTCAGAATTGAGCGCTGAGAATTCAACTTCGCCGATAGCTGCAGCGGAAAGCGTTGCGCCCTCCAAAATGCCGTTGAAAGTATTCTTTAACGCTGTACTTGCAACGCTGCCTTTAACGCCAGAATTAGCCATAAGGCCTATTGCCGTTGCAACATCTTCTATGCTGTATCCGAGCGCTCCTGCAATGGAAGCAGAACCGGCGAATGTTTCACCCATTATGGCCACGGAAGTATTTGACTTAGAAGCGGTCTGCGCCAGAACATCAGCAAAATGCGCCGTATCAGAAGCAGTCAGCCCGAAAGCCGTCAAGTTGTCTGTGACAATATCAGAGGTCAGCGCTAAGTCTTCGTTAGAAGCCGCTGCCAGATTAAGCACACCATTCATTCCGTCAAGCATTTCCTGCGCGTCCCAGCCTGCCATACCCATGTATGTCATAGCCTGTGCGGATTCGTTTGCGGTAAACTTGGTAGTAGCTCCAAGGTTTCTAGCTTCAGCCGACAATTCTTCCATCTCTGCTGAGCTTGCTCCAGAAAGAGCTTCAACGGTACTCATTGTACCGCCGAAGTCCATGGATATATTAACGCAATCTTTGTATGCGTCGTATATAGCATTAAGCCCCTTGGCTATGCCGGCAGTAACAAGTGCATTCCCGGCCAGTTCGAAAGCAGAAGCGGATTTTTCTCCGAATTGCTCTGCTTCTTCTGCTGCACGTTGCTGTTGGTCTGATAGCTCCTGTGTGCGCTGCTGTAAACGTTGCTGTTCTTCGCCAAGCGCATTGACATTAACGCCCGCTTCGGCAAGAGCTTCGCTCATCTGCTGTAAGCGCTGGTTTTTATCTGCAATAGCTTGTTCTGTGTTCTGAATTCGCTGTCTAAGTTCGAGTTCACGGTTAGCAAGTTCTGAATTAGCTGAATCAGACTGTGCGATTTCCGCGCGGACGTTTTCAAGCTGTTTGCGGTATGTATCTAGCTTAGCATTCGTCCGGTCGATAGTTGTCTGCTGGCGCTGATAGGCTGTGATGTCCGCCTGCTGTTTGTTAAGAGCCTGGATTTCTTTTTCAGCGGCCTGAATAACTTTCCGGGCGGAAGTGAATGTTCCGTTGAAGTTCGAGCCGAGTGCTGCACCCAGCTTGAACAATACTTCATATTCTTTCATCACAAACCTCCATCATTATTCTTTCGTCAGTGCATTGTGCGCTGTTACCCATCGCTGCAACTCCACTAGCGGAATGTTCAGCCAGTAGTCAACCGGCGCATACCCTGCTCTTGATAAGATAAGGCAGGTCCGCCTTAGTTCGTTCAGAACAGGGAAGTCATAAAAGACCGCGCCTTGCCTATTATGCGGTTGAAGTCAGGCAGCGACATTACATCGAAAATGTCAACGCCAATCGGTTCGGTACACGCTCTTGCAGCCATAGCTGAACGATAATCTGAATCATAGGTCGGCTCAACAACAACGCGGCCACGGCGCATTGCTATCTCGTTCATGATAGCGATAGAATCTGCGCCGGTCAGCTTGTCGAAATCGAATGTAAGCGTTGTATATTCTTTGCCGTTGTATTTAACAGGCTTTCTAAGTTTATAAACCCAGCCAGTATCATTCGTGACCGCGCCGTCTGCTTCGTCCTGTAACTTGTCGTAATTTTTGATTGCTTCCTTCTGCTCTTCTGCTGTAAGGTCCATGGTTTACTCCTTTTCTGCTGCTTATCGGCAGCGTAAATAAAAGCACCGCTGCTTATCGGCAGCGGTGCATAATGAAATGAGTGTTGTGTTACTTGCCGAGGATTGATCGTACTTTGGCAAGTGTATCTGTGCCGGAAGCGTCAACATTGCGGAACCGCATGGGCGCTACATCACGGACTATTTCGCCGTTAAGAAACTCCTTAAAGGAAAGGCAGGAATATTCGCCGGATACCGCCTGCGGATTTGCTGGGGAAACTTCACCGCCAGTCAGCGACTTGGGAATGCACTCAACGATATACTTGCTACCTACAACATCAAGGCTGTTGGCAGTAGCGTCGTACTGTTCGTGGGCTACACGCAGGTCAAGCGTATGAGTGCGCAGTTCTGCGAGGTGATGTGCTGCGGGGGTCACGTCAATGAAGTCAATGGTCATGCTCATAGCGTCGGTATGACCTATAACGGGGATCTCGACATCTCCTGCAATGCCCGTGCCGCTTACAGATGTGGTCTTGTACTTCATATCAGGGAGCTTTACCTTAGCTGTGCCAAGGTATTCAGAGCCATTCTCATAGATGGCATAGTTGACAATGGTGTCCATTTATTATCCCTCCTTACCCGTTGAGCGCTGCGGTCAGCATATCAACGTCATAGGTTACGTGCATATCGACCTGCTGGGTCGGAACAGGTGACGCCGCCTTCGTATCCAGACGGAACATACCGCCAACAAGGTTCGTAGCCGGATTGTTGTCGGAGATATATTCAATCTTGCCGCCATACAGCTTGTTTTCGGCGGTCAGGCCATCAAGCCAGCTCTGAAAGCTGTTGACGATAGCGTCGATAAGCACTCTTGTCATAGGCTTGTCAAGGAAGCTCCAGAACGTGGTAACAAACGTGTTGCATATCCAGTCCTGAACGCGGCTTGTGCAGATGAATACACGTGCAACATCAGAAGAAACAGGATAGCAGCCCGTGTAGTTGCCCCACAGAACCCACCCACCATTATTGATGACAGTTACAACACCGTCAGTTACGCTTACAACATCAGCCTGCGGCAGCGTAAGGTTGATCTCCGCACCTGTTTTGGTGCAAGCTCCAGTGATAGTCAGGGACTTGTTGGACGGTGATTCGTAGGGGCAGTTCGCATTACCGCTATCCACCTTTGCCATCTGAGCACAAGCAATAACTGACAGATCGAATATGCGGTCTCCAATGCGTACCATGGGCCAGCATACGATCATGTCTTCGCTTGTGTAGCCGTTAGAGTTCTTAACGCTCAGCACGTCTGCATAATCATCTGCGGTAGCGGTATCGAGGTCAACTACAGCCTTAGCCTTGTAGAGACCGTTTATGTTCGGCGCCTTAGCTGCCATTACAGCGGCAACGGACGCTGTCTGTGACCAGCCAGGCGCGCATATCAGATCGGGTACTATGCCGACAACAGACTTGCACATCTCGACCTTCTCGACAGCAGCTTCAATGTCAGAAGCCGTAATTGCTTCGGGCTTTGCCTTATCGTAGGCGATGTTGAGTGTCGCAGCGGAGTAGCTGAGAGAGTCAGGAAGCAGCTCGACATAACAGCCCTTACTATCATAGTACACATCATAGTCAGTCCCTTTGACAAGCGCGCTGCTTTCAGAGGAAGCCTTGACTACAAGCGCCTCAGTATCAAGCGCATCGAGCGGCAGCGTAGCGATATGGTCGGTAACACCGATATCGGCTGCTTCAACCGCCTCTTTGTGCGAGTTGGGGTCGAATACATTGTACACTATTACAGGACTAACAGCCATAGCCTTTAAGCAGGCATAAACAGCCATGCAGAGTGTCCACTTGGGAGAACCGTTTGATGTCCTCCATTCTTCGGAATAGCCGCCGAGCTTTTCCGCTTCGCTAAAGCTGGTAATCAGCTGCGGCTTGCCAGTAAAGCCGCCGGCAGAGTGACAGGGCCAAGCACCAACAAAGAACGGTATGCCAACCCCTGCCGTCTTGACTGTTGCAAAATTGGTTTCGTCCTTGTAGGTGTTAATGCCGTGATGAAGCATTTCTAAACCTCCTTAGTTGCGGCCAGCAAAGCTGAATATGCAGCATTAAGGCTGTTGCCGCTCGTTCTGATCTTTTCGTTTGCCGCTGCTATTTCGTTGTCAGCAACGACAAGTCTTGCTATCTTCGGGTACTTGTCAAGAACAGGTTTAAGTTCATCAAGCACCTTTTTCTTATCACCGGTGAAGATCCTGCCGGTGACAATGATACCACGGATAGATGGTCCGAGATATACGAACACCTTGCGCTCATCAGGGGCGCGGGTGTTCGGAGTGTTCTCTTTACTTTTCTTAAAACTCAAGATTGACCTCCCTTTTGGTCGCGGGAAGATTAAACGTCCCCACCATTTCTCCAACAAAGTACGGAGCTGTATCATCGGGGTAGATAAGCATATCAAGCGGCTTATGCACATCAAGGCGATAGCAATTCCCGATCTTTACCTGTCTTAACAGCGCTTCTTGAACAAGGTCCATGAGGTTGAGAAGTCGCATTGCGCCCTCGCTTTCATCTTCTTCGAATACGCAAAAGATAAAGCGGATAGTGGCGCTGTATTCCGGCTGTTCGCTCTCATTTTGCACATGCAGGCTATCAGCAAGCTGTATGATGATGTACGGGGCAAACTTCTTAGCTTCACGCGAATTGGGCAAGCGCATAGCATATACTTCCGGTGCGCGTTCTACCTTTTTGGCATCACCTTTCTGTACTGCCGTAGGATATAACAGGTTCTTGACTTGTTTTTCGCAGAACGCTTTGAGCTCTTTGATAAGAAAAAAACGTGTCATTACTTCCTCCAGCCATTCATTACCGCCATGATTTCATGTTCCAGGCGCTGTTCAAAGACTTCACGAACCTTATCGCCGATAGCCTGGGCAACATCGTCATTGGCTTCCATCATCTGTGGCGTTGACGGACCAAGTTTTTCTTCAATAGGCAGCCGCTTTGACGTCACACGTTCAAAAAGGCCGATGTGACCATGCTTTCCGACCTCTCTTCGGAATACATGATAAAGCTGAGTAGCTGTTGAAGATTTCTTGACCCTTGCTTTCACAAGGCCGTCAGCGCCGACGACCGTGTCAAAGCGGAGCAGCGGAATGTGATAGCCTTGAAAGTAGATATCTACCTCCGTGCCGCCGCTAGTTGATACAACGTGCCGTTTAGACTTTGTGTATTTCTTGAAATCGCTTGCCTTGATATAATAAGACTTGCGAACTTCCCGTGCTGCTGTAGCTTCACCGCTGGTGGCAGCACGTTTTATAGCAGAACCGATGGCTTTTTCAGCACCATGCGGAAATCCCGCAAGTATCTGTTCAGCTCGCTTAACGCTGCCTGTACTGCCACCGATATCATCGGTGATGAATGTTGTTATTGCAGCGTGATTCTGCGACCGCGTCATGCTATATACATCACTCATCGTAAGCCTCCAGTTCAAGCGTTATCATTCCGAGGGAAAGCGCCGAGGTGACTATCCGGTACTTCCTGAAGAATGTTCTGCCGAGTGCTTCACCGTCTGATATCTCAATGTTCTGTCCTTTTTCGGGGAATATTCCATTAAGATCATCAGCTGATATGTGAGCCATGGCAGCCACGATGTGCACTCCTTCCATTCGGTTGCTGGAGGATACGGCAACGCTAGACTGCTTTATCCTTGTGAGAACAACAGGAATCTGTGCGTAATTAGTGCCATCGTAATACACATCGTGCACTTCTGCAAACTCTTCTGAATTAAGGAACACCGCCTTGTTATCGGCAGCGACCATGTCTTGAAAAGCACTCATTCCATCACCGGCTCTTCTGCGCCGATGTCGGGACCGTTCTTGAGCGCGCTGTCGATTTCATCAAGCATGGTCGCTTTGGTAGTTCCGACAGGGAAAGATAGGCCAAGTGCCTTGCCTATTTCTCTCAGCTTTGATACGGGCGTTGTTTCATCGTATTCATAGTCACCGCTTTCATTGTTGTCGCCGTCAGAAGCGCTCACAGGCTCGCTGTCAGCGATTTCATCAGCAGTAGGGTAGACACCTGCCTTGCTTGACAAAGGCTGCTCTGCGGCATATGCTGCAACGTTCAGAGCGACAAGGCGTTCTGCTTCCTTGTCATCGACCTCGAACACCCCGGAATGCGCATCTTTCGGATGTATCATTCCATTTTCACGGAATCCATATGTTCCAGAAATTATTCTGATATTTGCCATAGCTCTGCTCCTTTCAACTGAATCAGCTTACCACATTGGCTGCGTAGATGTAAGGACTCTTGTTCCTAGGCATTGCCAGCGGCTTGCAGCCCAGGCGAAGCTTACGAATATCAGTTTCCTGATTTACCGACAGCTTGGGGATTCTGTTTCCGATGTGCATGGTATGCTCGGTTGCGCCGTAATCTATCTGCCACATTGCGCCGTATGCGATATGACCGCAGTTAGGAGCAGTCACCATTGCAGATGTTGAGGGGAACAGCTTGACGGTTGCGCCGGTTTCATCGACTACCTCCTCGTCAACCTCCCACAGAATGAGTTCATTGCCGTCAAAGTTCAGCGTGCCGAGGGCAGTTACGCCATCGTATTTGGTGAGAGTAGGCTTGATAGATCCTACAAATATGCCAGAATTCTTATCAAGCAGCTGACGAACCTCTTCATTCTTCAGTATAGCGCGAGCGGCATCTACTCCAAGGACAAGGTCGGTTCTCGGAAGTCCTCTCTTGGAAAGCATGCGACACATTTCAGATACATCTCCCATGAAGTCGCCGTTAGTAGAGTTCCACTTGTTGGCAACGGTGTAAGTATGGTCGGTAGATCCCTGATAGAACTGAATGTGCTTGATTTCGCCCTTTGTCTGCGCGTCGATATATTCCTGCATGGTGCAGGCGTTGTTGATCATGGTCTGTACGGCCATCCACTCTTCGCGGCGCTGAATGCGCTTGTCAAGGGTGGTAAAGTCATCGGCTATAAGACGTGCCGCTCTTGTTGCAGCGTCGCTATTTGCATAAAGCGCTTCGCCGAACATGCGCTTCTTAAGTTCATCTGCCTTAAGAGGTCTTGAAATCTTGATGCATGCGGGTTCGTACTCGTAGATCTGGAAGCCCTGTCTTTCTACCGGGATATCGCCGACTCTCTCAGTGACAAACGGCGCCATGGTTCTGTCACCGTCCTGATATTCGCAAAGGACCTTGTCGGCGCCGATTATATCGCCTTCTCCAGTGGGAAAGTATCTATCGCGGAAGAAGCTGGTATTCGGCACCACTTCCTTGACGATAGCCGCAAGGACATAGGAACTGAAAAAATCTAATGTTGCAGGCATTATTGTACCTCCTTAAATTTTGCTTGCAGCCTTGAGGATAATGTCATACTTACGGAGTGTATCCTTTTCTGCTGCGGTGATAACGTGATTGTTGACTGTGATTACTCTGTTCGCATTGAAGCAGCCACTCGCATATACAGCGACATTGATGTCAGAAGTGGCTACTGTGATGTCATCACAGAGCACGCAGTCCGGGGTCAGAGTTTCGCTGTTGCTGGAATTAGCAGTGGTACCAAGCGGCACCAGCTTACCATCGGCGCTCGATATAGCCATGATAGTACCCCTCTTAATCTCAAGAGGGGTTGATTCCTGCGCTCTGATGATTCTGCCCTCGACCCTTGCAAGGGGGTAGAGGTCGACAAACAGGTCGTCAGAGGTGGTTTCGCCCACCATTTTGAGCAGTTCGGACATTACTTTGCCTCCTTTCCGTGCAGAAGCTCGTGAATCATCGCGTCAGCTTCGCGCTGCATTGCCTGCGGGTTCTTTTCAGCTTCCTTGGGATCATCGGGTGCAGCCGCTTCCGGAACAGCATTAGCCTCCTTGGAGTCTGTTTTGAGATCCTTAGTGAACTTCTGTCCCTGCTTCGCAGCGGCAAGAGCAGCCTGATAAGCCAGTTCCTGTGCGGAGCAGGGCTTGTCGTACTTTGCCGCCTTGACCAGTGCCGGATCGTAGATACTCGCTATCGCGTCGATTTCCTCCATACGCTTGCGTTCGTCTTCGGCGGCTGCCTTGATTTTGCTTTCGTTCTTAGCGTTGAAGTCCTGCTCAATCTGTGCAGCAAGAGCAGGATTTTCAGCCTTGAGTTCAGCCAGATTACTTGCCATGATATTACCTCCATTATCGCCGCTTTCTTTCGGCTTATTATTTGTATCGTCTTCGCAATTCTGCGAAGCTGAAACCGTGGGAATGCCCTCCGGGGCGGGTGCTCCTTTGAGTGAAATGTATCGTCCGTTGACGACCAGTGCAGAGCGATCTTCGCTTGCAGCTATTGCTGCACCATCGCTTTTATCAAGGTTATCAGCAAACTTCTTTTCGACTGCTTCATCGCCTGTCATATAGGTTGTCTTAGACATCATGTGACCGACTACTGCCTCTGAAAGACCAGTTTTGCGGACATAAGCATTCCGCAATGCCTTGTCCCATGAATCGAGGGCGGTTGCCTGTGCTCTCAGCTCGTCCGCATTATAACCACCACACATACTTACCCATGCATTGTGTACCATAATGAGCGATGTGGGGTGTACAGTCACATTGTCGCAGGCGCTCATTATGAGAGAGCCCGCGCTCATTGCTACACCGTCAACGATACAGTTGAGTTTCTTTCCGGCCTGCGACAAGTCACGCAGTTTGTTATGTATCAGCAGTCCAACAGCCGTGTCGCCGCCGACGCTGTCCATATGTATTGTGATTTCTTCGCACTCTGCCAGTTCTTCAAGGTCCGCAAGGAATTCATCTTTAATGATGAAGCTTCCCTCGACAGGCTTTCCGGTCCAGAAGTCATAAGGCTGCGAGTCAACAACTTCGCCATACATGGTGATGTCAGCATTGGTGCCGTTCTTCTCCAATGAATAGCACTTGTTATTCAGTTTGGGCATTGTTATTTTCCTCCTTTTTCGATTCGGCTGTGTCGGTCGGACGTGATGTTTGTGTGGACTGATTGTCTGAAATTTCTTTTTCACGCTTTAGCGCTGCCATGTTATCACGCCAGTTGCCACCGTAGAATTCGCGTGTAACCTGCTCATTTGTTTTCCAGCCCTTTTCTACCATTATCTTATTAGCGTTTGCTTCCTTGACAGGGTCAAGATGTGTCTGAGCAGGTCCGTCCCATCTGGCTCCGCACCATGCAGCGCGGATAATGGGGTCATTCCAGAATCCCGGTGCTTTTATTCTGCCAAGCGCGACAGCTTCCGACAACCATGTTTCGTAGATAGGCTGACAGAAATCGTTGACGAACCACGAGCGGCGCATCTTTACCATTTCCCACATTTCTTCAAGTGCGCCTTTCGCAGCACTATAGGAACTGTTGAATTCCTTGATAAGAACATCATAGGGCATTTCAAGTCCTGCGCCTGTGAGTTTGCATATTTCCTTAACGAAAGCCGGGAAACCGGCTGTTGGAATGTTGGGGTTCCCAAGCGTTACACTTTCGCCAGGGCGCATTACATTGATCTGACCAGGTCCCATCTCATATTCATTTTCGGAATGCGATATCTGCCCCCCGTGTTCCTGACCCTCAATATCCCCATCTACCGCTTCGTTAAACGGATTATCTGTGGAGTCGGCCGAGGTAGTTATCCAGGCTGTAAGATACGACTGCACTAATGCAGCTATAAGCTCGCTTTCCGTGTAGCGCCGCAGTTGCAATATGGTTTCTATGACCGGCGCTAAATAAGTCACGCCACGGTACTGGTCAGGGCGCTCTGCGTCCATCACCTGTAACACATTAGGCATTCCAGTCCGGGCTCCGTCAGCAGGTACCCTAGTCCAAGCTATTTGTTCATCAAGCCTAAAGGTGGAATTGGGGTAAACGTTGCTAATGTGGTAAGCAACTACACGTCCGTATTTGTCTACTTCAACGCCGTCATGTATGCGGTTTCCGGACTTGGTTTTTCCCTCTGTATACGCAGAGTAATACCGTGTTCCCTCCGTGCCTGTAAATGGAGTTGATACTCTATCAGCTTCCACAAGCCGTATCCGCAGACCGTAAGGGTTGAGCGGTGTTTTATCTCGATGCTGTAACACTGCGAACACATCGCCTGACATTAACCAGTTTTTCACCGCAAGCTGCTGAATCTCATAGAAATTGTTTACGCCTGTCGCGTCGCAATTCTTTTTCTGTTCAGCCCACATTTTCCACTCGGCTTCAGTGTATTTCTCCCACGCCACGATTTGTTCTTCAGGAATTCCGCTCAGTATCTCTCGGTTGACAGTAGGCTTGACGTGCAGCCCCGATCCAACAATCTTAGTGCGGTTGGTATTTATCGCGGCGGCTGCAACAGGTGTAGCCATATAAAGCATTCGGCCGCGTTGCCGCATTGTGGCATTGTTAAAGTCGATATCCTCGAAAGGCGCTGAACTTTGAGCAATGAATCCTTTTAATGAGCGCTTGGTGCGGCTTGCACCAGCTTCCGAATAGCCTTTTGCCTGGACGCTTGAAATAATTTTCATTTCCCCTCCATGCGAAACACGAAAATTCTAACGTTTTTACAACGTTTTCTGCAAAATTCAAAGTATAATTTCAAATTTTTCAACGAAAGATTAAAATTATAGTTGAAACAGTTAAAAAGAAAGCAGCATTTTCGAATAAATCAAAAATACTGCAAATAATCTAAGCAGAATCCCGGTAGGAAGGAGCAGACTACCGGGAACTGCAGCACAAGCCCTAAGGGGCATTGTACTCAAATATCGCGCGGAATCACGCCTACCGCGCGCCGCGACTTGCCGCCATTCATAAGCTCCATATATTCAGCTCTCTTGATAATAGCGGCGTCAAGCTGTTCAGAGAGTTTATCAAGGTCAAACCTTGTAATCTCTCTGTCATCTATCTTATATGATTTCACACTTCCGCTGATAAGCGCTACCTGCGCTTCTGTCAGCTTAGTGACCATCTTGTCATAGTGTTCGTAAAGGATCTTTGCTTGTGTTTTGGTTATCATATCTTACCTCACCAATCGTCGTACATCTGTTTCTTTCGGCGTGGCTTCAAAGGCATAGATGATTTCGGCGCTGCCTTTTCTGCCTGCTTCTTATTACCGTTTTCAGCAAGCTGATTTAACCTCGCTTCTATCGCTTCATAGTCAGGCTTTAGCAGCACTGCGGCGGCGTTAGCGTAGTTACGGCAGTCAAGGGCTTCATTTCTCTCATGCCCGGGTATCTTTTCCCACTGCCACGGGTTCTTTTTTGCCTTGTCATTGTACACCAGCCGCTCAGATAAGTAACCTTTGAAAAAGGCTTCGCCGTAATCATCACGCGCCGGGAAATGGCAGTAACGTGGACCTGCTGTCTTTACTCTGATATCGTCCATGATTAACTGCTTGCCAGCGTCAACACCAATGGTGTAGACCCAGCACTTTCCTGTTTCTGCACCTCTGATGGTGATTTTTTGCTCTTTCGGCGGTGCTGTATATGGTATGTCTGAGCCACCGCGTCCTTTGATAGCAAAGACCTTTTTTCGCTGACGTTCGCGACACCGGCGTCTTACTTCCTGAGTAAAGTGACCGCCTTCGTCAACGAACGTTAACGATATGTGCAGACCTATGCCATTTTCAAAGCGGTAGACATGCCCGATTATGTCATCAAGCTGACTCCACGTATCGTCAGAATCAGGGCGCCCCATGATAATACCTTTCCTAATACCCCAGCGCTCTCCGAGTTGCCGATGACCGACCACCTCGTATTCAAGACGATCGTCCTGCGTATCAACTCCACAAGTGAGCAGCAGCACACCGTCCGGAAGTTCTGCTTTGTATTCTTCGCGTCTTGAGAGAATCTTGTCCTCGTTCTCGAGATCGCCGCGATCCTCCCAAGGCAAGCCGAAACGGGTATTATAGACAACTTGCATTTTTTTACTGTCGCCCTGCGCCTTTAGATACATAAGCAATGTTGATTCCCAAGAAGCCCATGGAGATACAAAAGAGGATATCCAGAACGAGCGCGTGCCATGATGAAGCAATGCGGAAGGATTATCTGCTATCCACTTTGCTGGCTGTGTTCTCATGTTTTGCTCGGAGCTGACACAGCCACATTCAGGACAAACGTACCATATCGACGTTATGTGATAGGTCTTCTCGTTATTTGTGACGGTTGTTTCGTACTCATAGCGGACATTCTCAAATACTATCTCATGGAATCCACCGCAATGCGGACATTGCGTACACCAATGCTCCATTGTACCCTCGCCGTAAGCGCGTACGATGGTGCTTTTGCCCTTGATAGTCGGCGTACTTACTTCCACGGCTTTGGCATTGTAGAATGTGATTTGCCGTGCAGTAGCCAAGTCCCAGGGGTCGCCCTCATCGCCGGCTGATGTTACCCACCGGTCCCGCTCATCACCGAACAGATATCTGATAGGCTTTGAAGCAAGAGCGTGCGCTTCCTGTGAACCAGTCATTGTGAGAATACCGCCGGGGTATGACTTCTGCAATACGGTGTTCGCGCTGTCACGGCTCTTGGGGTCTGCAACTTTTTGTTTCAGACTGGGCGTGTCGCGGATCATCGGGGCTATACGTAGTTTGGAATACTCTTTTGCATCGGTAATGGTCGGCTGAATGAATAGTATCGAGCCAGGGTCTTGGTTGATAATGTAGCCTATCATGTTATTGATGGCTTCTGATTTACCCACCTGTGATGAAGCTACTATGACGATATGCTTGACCTTTGGGTCTGTAAAGCTGTCAAGCGGCTCTTTCATATATGGCGTTCTACTGGTGCGCCATTGACCGACTTCGGCCGAGCTTTCTGCTGATAGTCGCCTGTTGCGGTCAGCCCATTCCGATACGGTCATACGCTCCGGGGGTTTGAATCCGGCTATAGCTTTGGAAATAGCGGCGTTCAGGCGCTTATCTCTGCTGTCGCGGCTTTCGGGCTTAGGCTTGTTCGCTTTCATCCTCGTCCGCCTCCAGACTATCTTTCCGCAGCCGTTGTCGTACTCGCTCCTCATACTTTTTGCTGTCATACTTGTACGTTGAGAGTGTTTCCATAACGGCGTAGACTTCATCTTGGATTTTTGCGGACAACTCTGCCTGGTCTGTTATGCCGACAAGGTCGGTAGACAGGCGCCCAACAAGAGCCAACAGCGCGCTGCGTATCGTATAAACCAAATCCTCGGTCACAGCGGCAACGTCCTCGGAGCGGTGCATTTTGCCTTGCAGTTCCTTGGCGTTTAATCCTGCCACTATCGCTTTAGATGTTCTGAGTGACACGTCAGCTTTCAGTTTATTAAGTTCTATCTCCTTTTGTTCGGGATTGTCAGAAGATTTATCCTCAATGGACTTGATGTAGGCTGACAGGCTCTCAGACAGGTTATATAAAGCGCCGTGCGCTGTCTTGCTTTTATTAAGGGTACCTTGTGATGTCAGCTGACCCACCCATTGATTGGATTTGCCGAGAATGGCGCAAACATCTGCTGTCTTGACATAGATAGGAGTACCGGCTTGAAGCACATAAACCGCGCCGTTCTCCACAACTGCTGTTTTCTTGTCCATGCTGATACTCCTTTCTTGGTTGGGATAGCTGGATTCGAACCAGCGAGATGAGGGAATCAAAGACCCTTGCCTTACCGCTTGGCGATATCCCAGTAATTTGCCCCCTGTTTTCCAAAAGAGCAGGGGGCATTTTTCAATTAAAGTCCGAAAAATCGAGTTTACTAACTAGGCGTGATTTGGGGTCGACGCGCCCTCACCTCAACCCACCCCCGCGCCACAGTACCTTGATCCACACCTTGTGCCATGTTGAAAACTCCTTTGAAATGTTGAAAACTTCCATTACAGCTTTGTAAGCAGTTCAGCCTTGCTGTAAGTAGCTTTGTTGGCCATCATTCTGAGGAAGTCGTCCTTGGAGAAATCAGACAAGCGGAATACCTCTTCTGCTTTCATCCCCAGTTGCTTGCTGATTTCATCAACGGACTTGCCATCATCAAGCAGCCGCTTGACAATTGCTTTCATAGGTTCGAGAAGGTGTGTTCCTCTTGCGCGGTTATGTGTTACTGTGCCGTAGATGTCTTCGTCCTTGTCCTTATGCTCGACTACCACCACCGGCACCTTACCACCAAGGATAGACAGGAGGGGTTCTTCACCTGATACCGTCCATCTGTGGAATCCGTCGATGATAGTGTAATCAGGTCTTACCACGATAGGGAGTGTCCAACCGTTAGTAAGGATTGATTGAGTGAGCAGCTTAAGGTTTTCACGGCTTACCTTATTGGGGTTGTAATCATTGGGCTTGAGCTTATCCCTGTCTACCCATGCAAGCGTACTGAGCGGCGCGAACACATTAGCGTTTTCCATTGCATTCACCCCCTTCATGCTGAGAATGTTTGCAATGGTCTGCATATGCACAGAACACATCTTGATATATCGCGCGCATAGTACGCAGCTTAGGGTCACCTGCAAGAAGCGCCTCGTACATCTTACGATAATCACGAGGTCGTGCCATGTTGTCAACCTTAATCATCATTCTGCGGTATTGTTCCGCAACGTGGCGCTGATGATCGGTGTGGAAGTACTTGCCCGGTTCTTTCACCAGCATATTCCACAACGCCGCTCGGTAATCTATATCTTCCTTTTTTTCGAGGGCTTTTCTGTTTCGCGAACGTCGGCCAAACATCTCACTATCCCAGTATAGCGCAGCGAGATATGCGTTTGGTTCGCGCCGAATGACCCTTTCCATAAGATTGGGGTAATATTCGTTCATCTTCACAAGGCAGCTGGCAGTATCGCTTGAAAAGAACTGCGATACTCTTAACTGTCCTTTGCCTATTCCGGCTTGCCACATATACAGATAAATGACCGGAATGTCGACGTGCTGCTCTTTGAGATAGAGCCACACGTCCGATGTTTTCCAGTCATATATGGGATATATCATTCTGTTGCCGGTTATGCCTTTGCCGCCGAGCGACATCGCAGCCATGTACTGTAACCGCTGTATTGACTCCGAAGCTCTTACGCCGGTCAGCATTATTCCGTCCTTGGTGACGCGTGGAAGAAATGATTGGTAGTTATCTTCACGCGGTCGGAGCAATGAGCTTGACCTTATCGCCCATGCAGGCGGCTGTCTTACCCAAACGGACTGCTTTGTGCTATCCCAGCATATAAAGCTTTCATCGGCTGTAAGCTGATTAAAGCAAGAAAAATGTCTTACCTCTAGGCAATACCAACGAAAGCGCGCGCCAACCATGAGAAATTTCTTTCGCCATGTCTTGACTACTTCCTCGATGCAGGGGAATATCGCTTCTTCGTCGATGAAGATGACAACAAGTTGCTTGGCGCTTATCTCTCCTGCCGTAATCATCGACAGAACAAGGTGCGCCAGACACAAGCTGTCTTTGCCGCCGGAAAAAGACATATATACCGTCAATCCATTTGAAAAGACATTCTTAATACGCTTCTTCGCAGCGGTAACGACATCAATGTCGGATTGTACTCTTTTTACAGCCATATCTTCGCCCCACAATCCGGGCAAATAACGAACCTGTTATTTTCGATTTCTGCCGATGTAGTCGAAGTTGTAGCTGTGTCCTGTGCCGGCGCCGCTTCTGTTGAGGAAGCTGCGACAGGCGCAGGGGACGGAGCAGGTTGTTCATTGACTGTTGCTGTGCGTATTGTTTCGGCTTCATCGCCGTCAACAACGCCGTACTCTGACAACATCTCTGTTGTTTCGGCCGCGTCCATTACAAGAGAATTCAAGAGATCGTCCGTGTAGCCGGGTATATCAAAGTCACCGTCAAGCTCTCTGATAAGCTGATCGAACACGTTGAGGTCATCAGAGCCGAGGTCAAAGATACGATTGTCAGCAAGCATGAGCTTCTTCTTGTCGTTCTCCGACAGCCCTGTTTTCCGGCAGCAGTCCGCTTCTTTCCAACCTAATTGAGATATGGCAATGAATAAGCCATTGCCAATAAGAATGTTGTTCTTTTCGTCAATGACTATCGCTTTGGTCTGACCGAACTTTTCGAGTGATCTCTTATATTCGTTAATCTGCTCCGGCGGGTGCATTCGCACGTTTCTTTCTGCTGGCTTCAGGTCAACGAGTTTGACTTTTTCAATCTTCACGCTTTACACCCCCTTTCTCAAGGAAGCGCTTGGCGCTTTCGATTTTCTCAGCTGCGGCGGTCACGATCGAAGGGTCGATGTCGTAGACTTCCTGCCAGCCGTTTTCTGTGCTGCCAGTCCACTGACGTGCAGGCCAGGGGTGAGTACCGCACAGATATCCATTCTTCCAGCCGTAAATGGGCGGAAGCGGGATTTCGTTGTAATATATAAAAGCAAGGACCTGCTCATGTGTCCAGTCCGCTATCGGACTAAACCTCGTCACGCCCTTGCTGTCGGTGTATATGTTGCCGCCTTTGCCGGTGTAATTCCCATCGGCGCGACGTCTACCGAGCAATATCATGTCCAGTTCGTTTCGCAGGAAGTATTCACGCTGCGCCTTATGCTGAACGATAGAGAACCAATGCCCGGCGATTGAACTGTCCTGCGGAAAAAGCATTTTCTCATGCTTTGCCAGCCAGTCCAGATCTAAACCTACATTGATTATTTCGCAGCTCTGAGGTTTGTTTTCTTCTATCCATTGCATGAACGCCGGATATTCGAGGTTACACACGCCGATAAGGGAATTATTAACCCCTGCGGCTTCACAGAGTTTGCCGAGCACTATGCTGTCTTTGCCGGCACTCCACGCATAGGCGGCTTTCTTGCCCTTGACAGCTTTCTTGATGTCGGCTATTGTCTGTTTGGCAAGCTTATCTATTTCTGTGCGGCTTACGGTATCGCCTATCGTTCTGACAGCTTCAAGCCATGCTTCGTTTTTGATGTTCTGCTTACGCCCTAGCATTTCTTTACCGCCTCCTTTCCGGAAACGATAAGAGCCACTATGCCGCTCAGTAGCACGGTCACAAGACTTCCAAGTGTCTTACACACGGAATCACCTGTGATGTTGCCATACGCGAATATTGGCAGCCCTATGACGAAAGACGATAGAATGCCGAAAAATACTCCGTTCGCTGACAGTTTCTTTCCCATAAGTGTCATAGCCGTAGGAAGAAGTGTCGTTGCACGGAGCGTACAATAGAACAGAAACAGATGCGTGACTGATAAACCGGGAATGTTCGCTATACCTATACCAAGCAGCAGAAGCACAAGCATGCTCCCTTTTGCCGCCTTAACTCCACCGCCGAAATCGGAGGTAAGGGAAGCGGCAGCGCAAAGGTTACTGTCTACTGTTGAGAGCAGGCCGGAAATCACCATGAACAGAAACAGCAACATTGTCCATTCCGGGAACATATTTGTGATAAGTTCGAAATTGACAAGCCCGCTGTCGGTCGCCTGATATCCAGAACCGGCAGCCACAAAGCCAAGCAGCCCCATTGAAAGGGGAATAACTGCGAACAGCGCCGCTCCTATGGCAAAACTTCTGCCTATTCTGTCTTTGCGCGTTGAAAATGCACGCTGCCAGAAGCATTGGTCGCCAAATGGTCCCGCAATCAGTCCTATCGCCGTAGGTATGCCGAATGAAAGAAGCACGCTTATTCCATTGCTATCGAAAAGGCGTGTGAAATCGCCGCTGTACCCACCTAAGCCTTTGATAAGGTTATCTACTCCGCCATCTCTTAAAAGCGCCCATGGCACGAATACAGCGCAAGCAGCGAGCATTAAGATGATTTGGAGCGCATCGGTCAGGATAGAAGCCTTTATACCGGAAAACTGCGAGTAAGAGTAAGCTATGGCAGCAAGGATAAAAGTCATCAGCCAGAAGGGAATACCGGTTATTGCCGCAAGTATCTTTCCGCCTGCGAGAAGCTGAACGCCTGTAGAAAGCACCGACAGCAACGAAAGCTGACCAATATAGATACCATGTACTTTCTTGGAACGGTAGGTCTTGGCCATAAAGTCCGAAAGCGTGATACCCTGCGGCATACGCTCTCTTATTCGCTTTGCAAATGGGATAAAAAGAAGTAAGCAAAGGATATTCGGAACGAGAAACCAGAAAAGCCCTGGAATACCATTCGTATATGCCTTCTCTGCGCTGGTGAACAGCGCCGGCGCCCATATCCATGTAGCAGCTATACTCATACCTGCCTGTATAGCGCCAATGTGACGATCCGCCACATGGAAGTTTTCTGCGTTCGTTGACTTTCTTGACAAGAGGAACGTAACGCCGAGCATTAAAGCCGCATATGCGACTATTGCGATAACACCGTACATAGCATTATCCTCCTTTTATAATTTTGTTGCCGGATTATTCTGTTGGCGACAGAAGCCCTCGGCAGACCGCATATAAAGGAGAAAATTGCGGTCGAAGCCCTCCTTTCCATAAAAATCACCGCCTGCGGAATTGCTCCGCAGGCGGTGTGCTTGATTAGGATTTCACGCTTACAGTATATCACATAGCACTGTGACATGTGTGACATTCGGGACAACTTTCAGCAATGATTCTCTGCTGGTGGCTTGAGCAGGTCGTTAAGCGTTAGCCCAAGCGCCTGCGCTATAGCTATTGCATTGGAAACAAGACAGTCGCCCCGTTTCTCTATGTCTTGAATGGTGCGGCGGGATAGTCCTGTCAGCTCTACCATTTTAGGCACCGAGATACCAGCTTTTACACGATGCTCTTTGATATACAGATACATGATTGCTCCTTACTTAACAAAGAAAAACCAAACTAAGAATACTATAGCCACAATGGACATGAGGATACTAGCAATGTGCCATGCCAGTTTAAGACCTAATTTACTTTTTTCGCTCATACTCTTGACCTCCTTGTAAATTTGTGATATAATACTCTTGCCGGGGCTTTCGCCCCGGTAGAGCGGAACGTTTATAAGAACGTTCCCTTGAAGATGGCCCAGATGGTTCCAACCGTGATCAAGATTTTAACCACTTGGGTTAAGAGCTTGTCGAGCTGTTCTAGCAGCTTGATGAGCTCTTTTATTTTACTACCCATCGCTTTCACCTCCCTTCGTTCTTTCTGATACTATTATAGCACATTTTAACGTGCTTGTCAATAGCTTTTTACAAAATAATTGAAAAAAATACAGATTTTATTAAAAGAAATGGCCGCCACGTTCATAGAGCGCAGCGGCTTTCATTTATTCGTTTTCTGAGCGGTTTATGTAACGGTAACATAGCTTTTTCACGCTGTATTCGGTGTTGTTTCCGCCTAATTCATCGGCTATTTCCTGCCATCGTTTATTGTCCACGAACCGCCGCAGGATAATGAACTGTACAAGGTCATCGTCTATATGTGATATCCATGTACTAATATCGTTAAGCTGTGATTTAATCTCAGCACGCCGGTCCTTAGCCGCGATGATCTCTATCATCAGCTCCTCAGTGCTGTTTCTTGGGGTAGGGTTACGTGGAATGCCGCTTGTATCAATTTCGCTGTGCCTTACAAGCCTTGCTTCCAGTCTGGCTATCTTTTCGTCCTGAATCTTCAGCAAGCCATTCTTGCCCGCAAATGACTTTAACTCTTTCAGCGTCATTCCCTTATCCCCCTTTTATTCACAGCAGACCTTTAGACATCGCGTAATTGATTATCTTTGTCGCGTTGCCACCTTTGATACCGGGGCATTCTCCTCTTACCAGTCCGTCAATAAGAGTCTTCACCGGATTATCTTCGGTTTTTTTGTTGCCTTCTTTGGCTTCCTTGAAAGCTGTTACAAGCTGCACATCGGTCATTTTGCGTAGCCGTGTCGCTTCCTTGTGTATTGCCTTTTCTTCGGCAGTTCCTGTTGTGTTCTTGCTCATTGTTACCTCCGTTTTTTCTTCTTCGTTGGTTTCGGCTTCCTAAGTGTCACATTCTTTTCGTAGTCCGAATATCCGCTGCTTTCAAAGCAAAGAAATTCACCGCGAAAGGTTCCGGGAACACATTCGGCTGCGTGAATGCAGCGGTCTGATTTCGGGCATGGGGTAGGTTTAATCACTCCAAATCCTCCTCTCTAACGGCTGATAATTCTATCAGTTCGTAGTCATGCAAGGTAATTTGTCGCGGGTCATCACCGCACCACCAGCGCATTACGTCCTCACCAGTTTGCCATGTTCCGTCATCACGAAATTTGCCCTTTTCCTTACTGATTTCAATCATTCTGTCAAAAGCCTGAACATATATCTGACGGTATTTCGGGAATCGCGTGAATTCTCTTTTCATCTGCTTGCCGCCTGACAGGGGACAGCCGATACAGCCCACTCTACAAGCTCCTTCTTCATATAGCGGATTAGTAGTTACATTGTAGTACCTCAGGAACTCCCAAACATCGTTGTCAGACCAGTCAACGATTGGATTCAACGATGTATGAGCGGCACTTTTACGGTAGCAGGCTTCAACCAAATCGCGCGTCGCGCAGTCATCGCCGTGCATTGCTATTCCGTCTTTAGTAACCCGATAGGCACAATCGAGCTTTTCGGCCATGACTTTAATTGCTTCCTGCTTGCCGCCGATTACCGATATTAGGTCGTATCGCTCGGCACGCTTAGGGCTTTCAGCTTTACGAACTCCCATCACCTTAAACCGCCCCTCGCCGCCGTGCTCCTTAAGGTACTCACAACAGTATCGGGTAAGTCTGGTCGGCGGGAATCCCTTTAGCACTATCAGCTGCCACATGGTAAGTTTGGGGTAGTGGATAATAACGTCCGGTATGCTACGAACGTGGTAGACAGTTTCTGGCGCGTCAGCTGTCGTGTGGTTGTGGTGGAGCTCATATTTTACTCCAGCAAGTTCGCATAATGCTCGTATTGTATCGCTGTCTTTTCCACCAGAATAGCAGACATAATAGCCATCTTCTCCTGCGGCGCCTTCCATACCACGCAGATACTTGATTGCTACTTTAACCTTTTCGGCCAGTTCACTCATCTGCATTCCTTTCATTTGGAGCTTTCTCCGCATCGTCTTTGGTTCGAAATATGGTTTTACCAACATCGCCAACTGAAAATTCTGTAAAGCAGCCGCATATCCATTTGGTTTTGCCGCGAACATCGCTTCTGTAGCCTGTAATCTTGACAGCCATAGGTTCAGCCATTAACAGCTTATCATACCAGTAGACAACATTGCCTATTTTGAATGGCATGACTATCACGCCGTGATTTTCCATGTACTTAACCGACAGCTCCAGATCGAATTTGCCGTTGATGATTTCTTCAAGGAGCTTCGTCAGCGCCTTTCTGCTGTTCATCATATCTTTTTTCCTCCGTGCTTGTACGACCGCGTTTTGTTGAATGTGCTCTTTTCTACAAGCATACCGCCGATGTCTATACGGTAATGAGCGCACATATCCAGGATACGGAGTATAACATCAGCCAGTTCAGAGGGAATGCCCTCCGGCTTGTCGTCATCGCCGTAATACGTTTCTTTCATATCGTGACCGGCGCGGTACTGTTCCAATGCTTCTGACAGCTCTGCGTGGCAAAGCGCAATGAGTTCGCCAAAATTACGCTCGACTTCAAAGGCGCCGCCCTCTTCCCACCAGCCATGCTCTATAGCGTTCTGATGAACCTCTGCTGCGAAGCAGTTTATCACCAAGCGTAAAGTATCGCTATCTACCATTAGTTTTATCCTCCCTTTCTTTCCTGTGCCGCCGAACTTCGGCGATTATATCAAAAAGTTCTTTGCCCATGCCCGATAAGAGTGGCATGAGCGTAAGTATAGATATCGCACTGAGCTGCGCGAAAGTAAGCTTATCCATTTTCCTGTCCTCCTTTCAGCCTTGTTCCCCTGCAACAGCATACGTCCTCAAATTTAGGAAGAATGAGTTTTCCACTGACCTGACAATACAGAACGCCTCTTACCCGCTCTGATTTCTCGCAGTTTCGGCAGCTTGTGTCGTTCTTGGCGATTTCAAGAGGTGTTTTTCTTCTGCTTGATTTCTGCCTGGAGCATTTGTCCGTGGAGCTGTCATAATCACAACCTCCAGCGATGTCGTTGTCCGAGTGGGTACATTCATCGCACAACATGAGCCGCTTTCCACAGTAGGGACAATATGCCTGATAGCCATACATTTCAACATCCCAATTCATTGTGACTTCATTTTCGCAATGTGGACACATTTCTGTTATCTGATAGTTATTCATTCCGCACCTCCAGGAAATGTTCTAAGCATATCCGCAAATTTCGCCGATCTTTTCCCAACTCTCGCCGTGATTACCGTATCGGTATATAGCGCCATCCAATGGTGACTCTTTAATAACCATTAAATTGCCGTAGACATAACCACACCCGAGCGCACGATGAAAGCACTCGTCCAGCGTAATACCGCCCTCATTGCAGCACGTGAACCTTTTCCCGGTGATTTCTCCATACTCGTCCGGATCCTCCCAGAATATATAGATGATATCGTCGAAACCTCCTATTATTTCACTTTTGCTTATTCGGTAAGGCATACAAGGGCTTGCAGCATTGCCTTTCGGTTTTAACTTGATTGCTTTTTCACGTTCAATGTCGCCATACTTTTCAAACCAGAACCGTACGACCGGATCTTCCGGATTATTTATCAGCCCGAATTTGGCGATGTTTCTGTAAGTGGCGCTATCTCTCATAAGCACATTCGGAGCCTGCTCGATTACTGCCCGGAATTTCTCAACGTCAAACGTGGACTTGTAATGATTACAAGCACGGCACGCTGGATAGAGATTAGAGATATCGTCTGCGCCGCCGAGGTGCAGCGGGACCACATGATCTGCCTGCATATCCTTGATAGTGATTTCGCAGCCACAGTAAGCACAGCGACCGCCGAATTTCTCATAGATCTGCTGGCGTTCGGCAGCAGTAAGTTTTCTACGCTCATTCATTCCCGCTCACCTCCATTGCGTTTCAAGGCTTTTTGAACAGCCACAGACACGGTGTTGTTCATAACGCTACCGAGATATTTATCGCAACTTCTGCAATATGCTTTCCCATGGTAAGATTTGTCCTTGTAATTCAGCCCATCATATAGGGCGTCATTATCTGCCTCTGTACCGTCAAAACACTCGTTATAACGTAACACGCCATATACGTATTCTTTTGTGTAATATTCCTCGCAGCCACAAAACGGGCACTCGGTCAAGTCCGAAAACTTCATTTTCCTATCACCTCCACATAGCACCACGACTGCGGCGGCTTTGATATCTCGCAATCTTCCCATTCACAATAAGCTGGTTCTTCCAAGCTACTTGTGCAATAATACTTACAATTCTCGCAATTGTGCGAGCACGGCTTTTCAAAAAGGCTCAATTCTTTCGGCTTTTCGTAAATTTTCAGATTGGAGATATGCCAGCCCCAAAACGTCTTGCAGAATCCCTCGCCGATGTACGCCTTAACATCATCGAACGTCATGCAGCACGAACGGCAGAAATCACAATCATTGGGATTGTCTGCTTCGTTTGAGGTAAGCACTTTGAAATCTCTGCGGTCATCGTCATCGGGGAAATCGGCATCGCGAAATATTTCTCTGATGTCCTGGTAAAAGTCATCAGTTTTGCAAAACTCGGCTTCGTACTCGGAAATACTGTCGCAGGTGAATTCACCGATGACTTTCTGTTCGTTGCCGTTTGAATACGGCGATAATGTTTTAATGAATACCGGCTTTCCGTGATAGATTGTGCCGTAATCATTATCGCCATCTTTCATTACATAAATCAACGTGTCTTTGCTCTTAGACTGATATATGTAACACTTGAACGGCGTTTCAATTTTCGGCCTTGTCTTGCGTACCTCAATAGTTTTCTTGCCGCTTGCGATAAGCCCGCACCATCGGGGCTGTATGCTTAAAAGCACTGCTTTTTCATTCATTTTTTACCGCCCTTTCAATTATTGACCCAGACCACGATAACCTTTTTCCAGTAAGGCTCATACTTCTCCAGTTCATGTTCAAATTCCTCGTCAGACAGATCACAAAGGAAGTCGCCCAATTCCTCCCGAAAATCGTCCCGGTCGTAGAATGCCTTGCCATCGCCAATAGGCAGCTCGCAGTCAAGCACCTCTCCTATGGTGCATTTAACCTGCGTGCAGTACACATACTGATAATCGCCGGTGTTTGTTTCATCACCTACCAGGACAACAATCGGCAGTTCTGGATTTTCGGTAATGAACTTTCGCAGCTCTGAGCAGTCATGCAGTATGTCAAGGTAATTACTCATTTCATCGCCTCCTATTCGATCCAAATTCTTTCGGGAAGCGCCGATATCAGCTTGTCAAACCGTTTTTCGGCTTCAGAGTTATAGCTATATCTGTACCGCTGAACATCTTCATACGCTTCCTCTATACCCTTGATAGCTTCTAAGTACGCGCCATTACCCTTATTCAGGACATCAAGTGCTGATTTCAGATAATCATACCTGTATCTAATGGAAAGGAATGCTGATATAACGCCAAAGCATTGACTTGCCGTGCTGATAATTTCCTCCTTTGTCAGCCGCATGAGTTTCTTTTGGCTTTCCGTCTTTGCTAAACAAGAATCATACCCGCAAAGCGCGTAATAATCATCTTCGTAGCAGTCGAACCCAAGTAGCGTAACGGAGCTGTCGGCTATTCTGGAAAAGAATGTGTCGAAATATTCCGTCACATATTCATCATTCAAGATATTCTGAAGCCGTTCGCAGTCACCGGACAGGTCAGAGAACATCATACGGAATTCGTATGCTTCCTCTTCGTCGCCATCGCAGGCTTCGATAAGCACCTCGTCGTTGTCCACAGCGTATCGTGCGTTCTCACATTCGGAGCCTATTTCATACAGTTCGTCATTTATTTCGTTGATGTTAAGACCTGCTGCGATTGACTTTTTGTACCGAAGATTTTTGGATTTTAAGCGTCGTTCCTCGGCAGTGGATTTCTTGATTCTGTTGCGTTCCGACGTTTGAGGATTGAAAATATTGGCCGATGTAAAAACCTCCACACTTTTTAACAAGCCGTTCGCCAATTCTTCGGTAGATATACCACCTGTTTCCGTCATAACACGTCTACACCTCTTTCTTCATTTGTTTTAGCAACTCGGCTGCAAGTACGCACTGTTTTGTGCTTTTCCAACCGGTATTCAAATCATCTGATGGGCTTTTTCTACAAAAGCATTCGCAGCTGTCACAGTTTGTGCCGTTTACATCACAGCCGCTTGCTCGGTGCCAATGCTCGCACATGTTTTTCTGAAAGCAATCGCTCAATGCAGCTTTGCTATTCCTTGTACTCCTTTTGGTGTAATACGGATTAGCCAGATTATCGAACTTACCGGAACAAGAAACACTGGATCGCCCAAGCTCCTTGCCGATAGAACCCCAACCATGTCCGGCAGACCGCATTTCAAGCAGCTTGATTATTTCAGCTTCCGTCCATGGCTTGGTGGGGTGTTTTAATGGTCGGTATGATATTTTCAGGTCTAACATACGCCTTTTGACTGCGCCCTCTGTACGATTGAGAGCCACTGCTATATCATCAATGTAGTATTTGTAGCATTTGAGCATTTGGACAAGCCGCGCGTCTTCTGCAGCTGTCCAAGGGCTACATTTGTGTTGACCCTGGAAATTTGCAGTTCTAGCTTCTTTTACCCATGCAGCTTCTTTGCCAAGAGTATTGAGTGGCATTTTGCTGAAATCAATCAGCTCCTTATGCTGTTCGGCCCATTTCCAGAAATCCTCTATATAGACAATTGCGAAGCGACTTTTACACACGCGCCGATACTTTATTGGAAAACCGTTTTTTATAAGCTGATCTTTTTTCTTATAGCTTATTCCGATTGCATTAGCGAGCTGGTTGAAAGTAATGTATAAGCCGTTATCCAGAAAAGCGCCCATTCCACTTCTGACGACTTTCAACTTGACGGCGTTATCTGAGCGGCCGAGTTTCTGGGCAATGGTATGCAGGCTCATGTTACCCCAATTTTCCCTTAGGTAGTTGAGCTCATCGGCGCTCCATGTTTTCCCCCTACCCATCAGCTCATCTTCTGCCATTCGGAGGCATTGGTGGTTTCACCCTCGGACGGTGATTCGTTCCTCGCAATCTGGTTGGGATTCGTAGAAGATATGCTCCCATTGTCAATGATTGTTCCGCAGAAAATGTGCCGATTAGGTGTGTCATCAATCTGGCAGCGGTCGTAGAATACGCAATATTTACACTTGTCGTTCTTAACATTGTCCGCACAACGCTGCGACACCTCGAAGAACTCCAGCATATCGTCATATATCAGCTGCATTTTTGCCACCTCCGACATATCCGAGCTGCCTGAGAACCTGGTCAAAGCTGTAAACCCACAGATACACGCGCGTATCAATGCGCTCTCCACACTGGTAGAGCCATTCCCAGCAATCGCGGTCATAGTCCTCAATCAATTCTACAAGCTTTGCTGTCGGGCGATATATCCTACCATCACAGCTTCGAGCCACCTCTTCCTTGATTCTTTCCCAGAAATCATCTTCGTCCTCATAGTCAACGCCTGAAACGATTTCTATATCGCGATCTTCGAAGAGTTCCTTAATGTCGGATAATACATCGTCCTCATCGTAGGTGTACTTGTCAGACGACGCCTGGAACTTGCTGATGAAATATCCAACATCGTGACGTATGTACGAATTGAGCTGTGTTGGGGTAAGCGTGTTATGCCAAGCGGCTATGCAAGCGCCAAGATCGCCGCTGATAATCAAAGTGCCATTTTTCTTGTCAAGGGCGAAGTTAACATAGTAGTTGCTGCTGCCGTCGGCTCTGCGCCAATCTACCATGAAGTAGCGGTCGGTGTCCTCTATCAACTTCGCCTTGTGTGTTGCGAACTGCTTTACACAGCGTTCACACTCAATCTTGATCTGCTCAATACTCATATCTGTTTTCTCCTCCCAGTCAAGCGCTAGCCCGCAGAGCTGGCAACTTTGAACTTCGTGACCGTTTCTGTACCGGCTAACAAGGTTCCCGCATAAGGGGCATGAGCCATGCCCCTTGTCGGTTACCGCAAGCGGTCTTCTGTCTTTGTCAGATTCCGAACTTGCATTATTTCTCATCAGTCTTTCTCCTCGGAAGAATTACGCCGTTCTCCTTCGCCATGTCGACAGCGCGGTTATAGATTTTATCACTGATGGCCGACAGCTTACCCGACTTCTCCTTTACGATAAGGTCTTCGGAGTCAATTACCCCAGCGCGCTTAAACACATTAAAGGTGCGAACGTCAGTAAGGAACTTATCAAGCGGCACCGGTGTATCTTTTTCCACCTCGAGTTTATAAACCATGTTGTCGGGATTCTGGAGCGGCGATGTGCCATTTTTTAATTCCTTTTCGTCGTCAGAAATCTGATATCCGAGTTTTTCAAGATTGTCGTAAATCTTGTCAAGATCTTCATTGGGATCAAAATAGCTTCCATTTTTCAGCCATGTGTTAAGGTAGCCACCTTGGGGACCGTCATCAAGTGTGAGGTAGAACAGATACAGAATAAGCAGTTCCGGATTGGTTTCAGCCAGTTTGTCTATTGCTGCGCTCATATCATCAGCTGAACCCTCATAATCCTTAGCCGGCATTCCGAGAAGCAACCGCATATCATCGTCCGTACCATGGTCGAATATAGCATAGCTCTTAGCGAACAGGGCTACAATTTCCTTGAGGTTCTTCTTGGCAGCAGCCTTGCCGTAATTTTTTATGAAGTCGAAGCGAAGCTGCCAAACGTTATGATTTGTCTTTTTCATCATATCGCTTTTCAGATCCATGATTGCTCTTTCTTTCGCCGCTTTCTCTTCTCTTTCATCGGACGAGGTACCGTCTGCTGCCAGATAAACAAGTGATATAGAGCCATAATAGTCACGGTAATACGGCGTCATGCTATCCTTTTTGCAGAGGTCAACATATTTGTTGACAGCCTCCTTGAGCTTTTTTGTAAGACCGTCCATAATACCAAAAGATTCATATTTATAGCCAAATACACTTTTGGGGCAAGGTTCGCAGCCCTTTTCATGGAGATAATCCATAACAGCCTGGTGCTTCTTGTCGTATTCCTGCGCATCAAGTGCGCTTTTGAGTTTGAATGAGAAATTAGGCGTCCCGACAAATTCAAGGAGTTCATTTCTCTTCTCAATGCTTTCGATTTTGTTCAGCTTGTCAACGTCCTCAAGGGAGAACTGTGCGCCCTCAAATCTTTTCAGCTTATCATGGTCAAGTTCCATGAGCTTTACGCGACGGCGAACCGTGGACTGTGAGAAACCGGTCTTTTCAGCGATATCTGCTACGCTGTCGCCGAAGTCCAACATCATCTGGAAGCCAAACGCCTGCTCAATAACTGTCAGGTCTTCACGCTGCATATTTTCAAGCAACATGGTCTGAACCTGCTCGGACTTGGACATTCTTGCGATAATGCACGGCAGCGTTTCAAGTCCGGCTGCTTTGGCTGCTTCTAACCGCCTGTTGCCGATTACAACGAGATATCCCATATCGGTCTGCTGCTTAGGATCGTCGCAGCCAACACCGGTAGTGTCGAACCAGAACGGCACAACCGTCAGGTTCTGGAGGATTCCGTTTGCCTTAATGCTTGCCGTAAGCTCTGACAGGTCACCGTAATTCTGACCGCGCGGGTTTGCGTGATGGTGGTGCAGCAGCTTCACCGGGATATTGACTATTTCACCGGTTACTTCCTCTGTGTAAACAAATTTTTCAGTTGACATGATTTGCTCCTTCTATGTCAGTTGGTTATGTATTGCCGGGATTGACAACACATTCTGTTACTTCGATCTCAGTCCTCGGAGCATCGCTGTAAAACTTTTCTACGATGGCAGCACATATGCACTTGTCATCATCGTACGCCACGCCGTTGAGGGCGTCCGCTACCAGCTTGCCGATATTGTCCCAATCGGGCTTCACAGTCGGGCGTATTGTGCCCTCTAGCATGAGTTTGCGCTTTGCCTTGGTTGCACCCTTGGGAATGCTCATGTACGCCCTGACGGTGATTTTCAGCGGCACTCCAGGCTCAAACTTCGTCTGTCCATACTGCATTCTGTATATCGTAGCGACAAGGGCTTCATGATTGGTTGTTTCTTTCGGGGTGTAGGTGGTATTAGTGTAACGGTTATGTCTGGGACGCTGCTTGCCAAATGGAGCTCCGCCCACCGTAAATTTAACGGTCATTCTTGCCGCTCCTGTTCTTGCGCTTCCGGGGCGCCGGCATGAACATGCTCCTTACGCACCACACAAGCACCATACACAAAACAGCCATGAGGATATCTCTGCCGTTGATACGGTAGGTTGTCCACCCGATAGAGTATGCTGCCAGTGTTCTTAAGAACAGCCCGATGATAGCAGCTATCGCATATTCTATGTACTTCACTTCTTAGCACTTCCTTTCAGTCCTGATATTGCTTTCTGATTTCGTCCATGAGGTCATCTAAATCGAACGATGAATTAGGGTCACGCGGCGCTTTGTAATCATCGTAGTTGCCTTCGAGGGTTTTGGTGAAGTGGTCGCTTTTCATCAGCCAGTTAAACTGTATGATCCAGTTCTTCTTGTTGTCGCCCTTGAGAAATCTACTAGCTTCGACTTTCCGGAAAACCTCCTCGAACTTATCCAGTGAGGGGTATTCATTCCAGCGCTCCTGCACCAGCTTTCGGCGCTCGCACTGAATGTTATCGACATGAGGTAAGCTGACGCAGATATCATTCCACAGCTTTTGAATCTCTTCGAATGGACAGGGAATGGAGGCGGTTGGCGGTGCTGCTTCAGCAGCCACCTCCAACTCTCTAATATCTGTATCTTTATATCTAGACTCTTTACCTCTTATCTCTGGGTGGAAATTTTCCACCTGACTTTCCACCTTGTTTCCGCTGTCAAGTGGCTGTTTTTCTCCGGAATTGAGCTTCTGATTTCGTTTCTGCTGTGCCCAATTGGTTTCGCTTCCGACAAGATTGTTGTGATCAGCAAGTACAAGAACTCCGTCCATATCCTCGTATATTAGTCCGAACTTCTTGTATAGTTCCATTGCTACACGTACAGTGTCGGTAGTAAACCACTTTGTGTCACGCTGTATCTTAGCAACATCATAGGGAATGATTATCTCGCCTATCTGCCTGGATAACCTGCCGCCAGTGTTGATTGTTTTAAGGCACAGTAGCTGATACAGGACAACATAGTTAGCGCCATTCGGCAGCGACATGAAGTAATCTACGGTGTCAGAGGTCATAAAATCCTCTTTCAGCTTCATCCAGTAGTATCTTTTGCCTGTTGCCATCAGACCACCGCCAATCAGAACGGATAGTCATCATCTGCGCTGTACTGCGAGAATTTGGGTGAGGTAGAAGCAGATGGTGTTGTATTCGTGGATGCGGCTGTGTTTGTGGTGGGAGATGTCGGTGCAGCTGTGCCGGCAGGCGGGGCAGAAGTTCCGGACTTTTCGCCAGTGAAGCTGACACGTTCCGCGATTATCTCATACCACGTTGATTGGGTGCCGTTCTTGTCAGTATAAGGTCTTGTCTGCATTTCACCTTCCACAAGTATCATCTTGCCCTTGGCGAAGTACTGGCGCACGAAGTCACCGGTACTACGCCATGCTGCTACATTGAAGAAATCTGCCTTCATCTCTTCGCCCTGTACCTGATATCGCCGCTCAACGGCAAGGCGAAATGTGCAGAGGTTAGTTCCGCTTGGGGTTGTTCTCAGTTCGGGGTCATTGGCGATTCGCCCCATCATAATCACTCTGTTGTACATTCTTCTTTCCTTTCTGTATCATCTTCGTCCCGATGGCAATGCATATACACGAACTCTGATTTTGCCGTGCAGTTACGCAGCAGGAAGTCGTCGCATTTAGACTTTGCAAGGTGCGTTCGAAGCACGCGGCGTTCGTATGCGAATTCGCCGCTGGCTTCCTTTTCGCGTATCTTCTCCCAGATAACCTGCTCCTCATAGTTGGCTTCAATCAGGTACAGGTCATAGCCAGGAGCGCTTACACCGTTGAGGTTGACCGTGTCGGTCGCGTAGATTATCTTGCTTTGAGGAAAGTGTATTTTCCATCCACAGTTCGGCACATCGTGCGACAGTGGGAATGATATGATATTGCAAGCACCATAGTCATACATGACGCGGGGTTCAATCACGTCAATCTGTCTTGCTGGGACTCCGCAATTCAGCAGGTCGCTTACAAGCCATTTCCCGCAAGCAAATCTTAAGGTCGGGCGCTCGCTTGCCAACATCTTTATCGCTGTTTTGTGGAAGTGATCGCTGTGTATGTGCGTAAGCAAAACCAGCTTTAGGTCGTGATAATACGGTTCGAGTTTCTTAAAGCAAACGCCGCAGTCGATAAGTATTATCTTATTGAGAACCACGGCGTTGCCCTGAGAACCGGTCGAGATTATCTCAAACGGTGGTATCATAAGTCGTTAAGGTTGACCGCCTGAGCAGTGTTCTCGGCTTCGGGAATAGGAGGGATTCCCGGCGGAATGAGCGGCATTGAGCCGTCATTGGTGTCCGGTGCGATGTTCCCGGACGCGTCAATATTCAGCGCCTTGCCGTCGTTTTCGTAAGCACGGAAGTCAACACTCATAACGCCCCATTTACCTATGAGCTGGCGGAGCATTGTTTTCATGCCCATCGCATCAAAGTCCTTATACCAGAACGATGAAAACTTCCACATTTCATCATCAGGCACGTTTCCGGACTGCAGCCGCTCATAATCCCTTGCCGAAAATGCAGCGCTGTACTTGTCGGCGTGTGCGAGCATCTTTTCCTTGCTCCAGTAAATGGTTTTTCGGAAGCCGTTAAGATATTCGTAGCAGGCCGCATAGCCTACTGTCGGCAGGTCGTCCCGATTATCGGCTTTGCTCCAGTTGCAAATAAGCTCCTCTGTGAACGGGTTCCAGCTTACGAATTCGCCGGCTTTGACTGCCACGACATTGAGAGAACGGTACTGCGCGGAGCGAAGCGCCATCTGAATATAACCCTTGTAGCCAAGAATGAACTGCGCTTTGGCAACGTAAATGTCGTTGCCCTCCATGTCAACTTCCTTGGTTTTGACCTTGAACGGAACGAGATAGTAGTGCCCCAGCTGCGGTGACGGCGAAAGGTTCAGACTTTCGCCGAGGAGCGCGCCGGCAAGTATCGTTCCTGCTTCACAGTCCTGGAGCGCAGGGTTGACCGCGACCGCAGATGTTATAGAGCCTATGAAGCGTTTAGCGCGGTCAGGATCTCCGAGGGTGTTATTTATCAGGCGCTGGTATGTATCAGTCTGCAAGGTAGCCGAAAACTTGGGCTGTTTGCGTATAACTATGTTTTTCTTCGCCATTTTGTTTACCTCACGTCATAGCCGTTATCAAGCATATAAGCCTTGAGCGCTCTCAGCTTATCGCGTGTGCCACGGACTGTAAATGTCAGCTCCAGTATAGGTTCATCTTCAAGCTGAACAGTCGGCTCGGTGACCGCTTCAACGGTCGGAACAGGGAGCGGCATAACAGGAGCGGCAGCCATTTTTTCTATCATTGCAGCGGCTTCCGCTTCTGCTTCACGCTGTTTCTGCAGCTGTTCTCTACGAACCCGCTCGGCTTCTGCTGCCTTGTGGCGATTAGTAACTGTGGTTATCGCATTGGCCACGTTGAGCGACTGCTTATACTCGACAAGGATTTCGTCTGCAAACTCCTGCGTTTCAACAAGCGCAAGTTCCTCGGTTACCTTTGCTACAAAAGCGCCTATCTTCTCTTTGATTGACTTCTTGCTTGTTGTCAGCCCTATTGTAAGCCCTGTCTGCTCCAGTGTAAGGAAGTCGATATTGGCTGCTCTTACGCTTTCGGCAAAGAATTCGGCGGCGTACTTGCGCTTATCAGCTTTCAGAGATTCTTCAACCGCCTTTATTTTGGCCGCCAGTTCTGTGTCACACGGCTTGTAGATGTCTGTAACACACGACTTGTAGACCTTTTCAAATTCATCATAAGGAGCCATTATGGCGCGCTTGGCTTCTTTGCGGCGCTCCTCCAGGGAAGCAAACACCTTGGTGATGTTTGCCCTGGTCTTTTTTATCTCCGAAAGATTTTCCTCGGTGCATTCAAGCTCCTTGGCACGCGCGGCAGCCTCCTCGAACTGAGCCTTGATAGCAGCAAGCTGTTCCTGAATGATAGGGAGCTGTGTTACTACGATGAGGTTGTTCTTGCCCTCGATAGTATCGTTGATTTCGTTCAGCGTTTCGTTGCGCTGCTGTTCCGTCATTTCCTCTGCAAATTTCATATTGTCTCCTTCCTTGCTGTTGACAGAATGTTCTTCCACCTTGTCGGCGCAATAGTGATGACCTTATAACCTATACTTTCAAGTTCTGTGGAGCGGTCATAGGACTTAACGTCCTGCGCAAAGCGGGTTACTGCATTGCCAAGCCCATAGAGTGACAGGTCCTTGCCCTCGATAAGATGTCCGAGTACGCTGTCCTGCTCGTTCTGCTGTATGCCTACTTCACGCGCTGTAAGCTCAACTACCTTGGGTATGAGCTTTGCTTCTATTCTCGCGTCCTTAGCTTCGCGAAGCTGGTCGATTAACTGTGCAAACCTGACTTCATCAATAGCTGCGCGGACGGCGTCCTGGAGCTTCATCATAAACGCGCGATCATCTGCTTCAAGGGTTTCATTGCGGAATATGCTCATATCAACATTGCTTTCGTTGATACGGCCGACATGAGTTTTCTTATACTTGCCCATGTTGCGATCGGCGGCAATCATGCCGTTAGTGCAGACAAGGCGATAGAGCAGCGGAGATACATTCACTGAACCAAGTCCAACTTCGGAGTTGGTAATCATGAAACCGGCCTGCACCACATCTCCGACTGATACTTCCGATGTAAGACGTTCGTTGACAACTTTCAGATACAGGCGGTCGTCTGTGATTTCGCAGGACTTGATTTCAGCGCCGGCCATTTTACCGATAACAGGAAGCACTGCTTCTGCAACCATTTCATTGTCAATACGTCTGTACCTGTCTGACAGGAATGCTCGAACATTGCCGTCAAGCGTGCGTATCATTCGGCGTTCGGGATTAAGCTGTGCTTGTACTGCCTTATCTTTCAGCCAATGGTTGACGTTCTCGGCCAGAAGCCGCGGAGATGTCATCAGCTTGTCATAGTAGCTGGCAGGAATACCGGTGTAAGCGCCTATCTGGCGGTGGGCGTTTTCGCCCATGCCGAAGTACATATCTGCTTCGCCGTGGATAACGAACTGAGGTCCGTTATCAAAGGGTACCACCTCTACATTGGAAACATCTGCGAGGTAGTCTGTTTTGGCTTTGCTCTGCCGCTGGATTTCAACTGCCAGCTGCTTGAGGGTTCTACCTTCTTTCATTTGGGTTTGCTCCTTCCATAAACCTTATTTGCATTCAACAATGCTTTCATAATACTGCGCCTTGCTTGCTTCGTAGCTGCTGTCTTCGGGGTAAAATATTGCTCTTTCCTGCCAGGCATTAAAGCACACCGGGCAAAGCCACTCGTTCAGCACCGGGACGATGTAGCCCTCGTCGTGATGTTCGTTGCAAGTGTCACATATTCCTACACCGCCCCACTTGGCGCATTCGGCGGAGGTGGTTTTGTAAAAGATATGACCTGCTTTAGTTTTTCCTTTCGTCATTTTCTCACCTTCTTTCATTGGATAGTGGATTGTATAATCAACCAATTGGTTTATCCAATTAGCTAATTGCTCAGCTGCTTTATCAGATCTTCGATGTTCTTTGCTTTGTCCTCGGCAGCTTGCACGATTCTTTTTCCTGCGTCAACTACCTTCTTATCGTGCAGCTTCTTGAGCATCGCATTCCGCTTATCCCAGTAGTCGCGGACCTGGTCCAGCTCCTTGAATAGAATTCTTTTCAGAATGGCTTTCTGTGACTCGTTGACCTTTATTTCAGATGTTTCCGATACCTTGGGGAACTTTCTGGATTCGCCAAGGTTTTCGTAAGTGAAATGGTTCGCGTCTGTGTCGACGGTGAAATCCATTTCGTTGCGAATACGCCCTATTACGTAGACGCAGTTGCATTTAGCACAGGTTAATGTGATTTTGGAGTTAAAGCCAGAACCGTCCCCCTGTAAGCTGTTGCAGTCAAGTCCGTCGTAGCTGGACGATACGTAAAGGTTGTCATCACCGCACCTTGAACATTTAAGCATTGACATGATTTGTGTCACCTCCGGTTTTTACACCTTTTATCTCTGCCAGGTTCGAAAGAAGCTTCTTATACTGTGAGAGCTTTCTCTTTGCTTCTTTGATTGTTTCACATGCGTGGGTGTATTCGTAGCTGTCCTGTCGCTCTATATTGGCGATGAGGTCATCGGTAGCGCTTGCTATTTTGGATTGCTCCGCTCCCTGCTGCTGCGTTATAAAAAACCTGATTGCCTGTAAGTCATAATCGCGTATGCAGGATACATGGAGATCGCGCTCTGCGGTTGTAGCTCTGGCATGCTGCTTTGCTACCTCCGAGCGAGACTGCTCCAGTTCCGCCTTGACCGTGTTGAGCTCTTCGCACACGGACTGGTATTTGCTCTGCCATGAATATCCGCCGTCCTCGTTGATGTTTTCCTCGGCCAACTCGAAACAACCTTCAAACGCCATTCCGATATAGCTATCTGCTCCGCCGACTTCTTCGACTATGTTCTTGATTTTCGCCAGCGCCTCGCGCTCCTGCTCCTTCGTTGCTGTCATGGTTATACCTCACTTGTTTTCCTTTGCTTCCTGTGCTTTCTTAGCGGCTATGCGCTGGAATAAGGCTCTGCCGCGCTCTTCCAAGGCTTGTGCCGCTCCGGGGTTTTTCCTTATGTACTCCTTTATGGATTTCAGCAGGTCGTCACAGATGGCATCCGAGATGTGCTGCGGTATGTTTGCTGTGTCTACTTGTATATCCGCCATGAATACGCCTCCTCAGTTTATGTTTAATCGGTTAAACACTAGTGGTAAAAAAAATCTCATCTACTGTAGAATTGAGGGCCTTAGCAATGCTAAGTAGTGTCTTGGAAGATGTGTTGCGTTCTATGCCAGCCTCAAGCTGAGATATGGTAACACGTGACACTCCGCTTTTCTGAGCCAGTTCAGCTTGTGTCATCTTTTTCTTTTTGCGATACTCTCTAATTTTGTTGCCCATTATATCACCTCCTAACGTTGTGTTTGTGTTTAATCGGTTTAACAGTTATATAATACACCCATTCGAGCATTTTGTCAAGTGGTTTGAACAAAAAATGTTCAATTTTTTTAACAAACGTCTTGACATTCATAAAAAACGGTTGTATAATAGATTAAGAAATGATAAACGCATTTAACATTGCAAGAGGGGAAACCGATATGACAATAGGGGAAATAATCAAAGACTATCGTAAAAGGAACAATTTGTCTCAAAGGGAATTTGCATTACGCTGTAAATTGTCGAATGGTAGCATAAGCATAATAGAGCGTGGTGTGAACCCTAAAACAGGCGAACCAATTATTCCGTCACTTCCAACGTTGAACACAATAGCTAAAGGCATGAATATTACTATTGATGAGTTGTTGGAGCAAATAGGCGATACCGAAATATCACTTTCACGCACTCCGAGCCGTCAGCAAAACATGAGAACTGCTGAATTTATAAGATTATTTGAGCAACTTTCCCCAGAACAGCAGAAAATGATTATAGCACAAATCCGGGGAATACTTTCGGATAAATAATTGAAAAGGAGACGTTTTAATGGCGTTAATCAATTGCCCTGAATGTAATCATCAGGTATCAGATACTGCAAACATCTGTCCTAATTGCGGGTTCAATCTAAAGGAGCAAGCACAGTTCGTACCGGTAGTTACCCCGCTTTCAAAGGTAAAAAAGACCGGATATGTAGGAGGGGTAATTTCCGCTCTGTCTGGAGTTGCATTGCTTACACTCGGCGCGTTCACTGTTGCTGCCGGAATTGGAATACTGTTCATTGTTCTCGGATTAGGTTGTATTATTACCGGACTCGCCCAGCCAAAGAAGATACAATTCGGTAAATGCCCTTATTGCAACACGGAATTAAAAGTGAGGTTCAACAATACTGCATTTTCTTGCCCGATATGCAAGAATGTTGGAAAACAATCCTCGGATTCCTTGGAAACAACTCACGCCTATGACAGCAGTATAGCACCAGCGCTTCAGAAGTAAAAAATGCCCCACCAGAAAAGGTGGGGCATGGCCTAGGCTTACTTGTTGAGTATTTCCCTCAGCAGGGTGAGAATTTCATTCTGAACGCTTTCGTCAAGTTGTTCAAACATCATGGCAACACTAATAACGTCGCTTTCCTCAAGCGGCTCGGCGGTATTCTCTTTACCCATGGTTATATTTCCTTTCTGTAAAGTCAGTGCCGGCATTGCTATATTTATTATAGCATATTATAAAGGTTTTTGGTTGGAAATGTTAAAATTTATCATCTATTAAGGGGCGGTTTATATGAATACAAAGTTTTACATTATAACATTGATAATATCCTTGCTTTTAATGATGCCTTCGTGTTTTATTTCAGACTGCGGTTGGGTAAATCTGCTATCCAGCATTGGCTGTAGTGGATTTGCGGCAGCAGTTATGGCTATTTTTTTGGAGAAAAACATGGAAAAACGCAAGGAGCGTTTTAAAGAAACCTATTTCTATCCCTTGTTCAACGAGTTAACTCAGTTTTTAGAGCGTATTCTATGGATGTTTGAACATCAAGACGATCTTTCGATTGATTGGAATCAGGAACCTGAATTTTACTATTCCCAAAATTTTATACTTTTAAATGGTCTAAACTCAGTTGAAATACCGTATCTGTCTTATGAAGAAGCGATAGTTAAATTGGAAGATATAATGAAGAAGTATGTTCCGACAAAGATTTATGATCTTGCGCCTGATGAAATAGAAAAGTTGCATAAAAAGCTGGTGATTCTTTATTACGGTAGTTTTCAGCTTTGTTCGTTTGCAAAAAATATACAGGACAATTCATTGTTTCTTGATAGAGAAGGCTATATTTCTATCGAGGAGGTAAAAAGACTATGTTTTGACATTGATTTTGGAACAAAAATGCTAAAAAAGAAAGGTGCAAATTATTATATAGCTATTAGCAGCATTCTCGGCGCATATCAAAGAATAAGAAAGCTATGCGGATATACAGATCCCATAAGAATAAATTGGAGTTTTTCTTTATCGCTCGATCAAGTCCTTCCAGATTATGAGGGGTAATATATGGCGCGTAAAACAGATAAACCATTGTCAAATATTGCAGTTATATACGCTCGGTTCTCCTCCCATAATCAGCGTGAAGAGAGTATAGAGCAACAGGTTGCTGAATGTAAATTGTTTGCCGCTCAACAGGGGCTGGAAGTTACCGAGATATACTCTGACGCTGCTCAATCTGGTCGGACGGAGAACCGTTCACAGTTTCTTCGACTGCAACGTGATGCAAAAAAAGGGAAGTTTACAAACATTGTCGCTTATAAGTCCAACAGAATAGCGCGTAACATGGTTAATGCCTTGACTTTTGAAAACGATATGGAAAAGCTAGGTGTAAAGCTGTATTATGCGAAAGAAGAATTCGGAAACAATGCCGCCGGCCGGTTCGCGCTCAGAATGATGATGAACGTCAACCAGTTCTATAGTGAGAATATGGCCGAAGACATAAGACGCGGCATGGAAGATAATGCGATGAAGTGTAAAGTCAATGGCCCTGCTCCGTATGGATACAAGTCCGGCAAGAGTGGCACCTATGAGATCGACGAGCCTGCGGCAGCTGTTGTTAGGGAAATATTTACACGCGTAGCTTGCGGAGACTCTTTTGTAGACATTTACACTGACCTTAATAACCGCGGACTGAAAACACGAAAGGGAAACAAATGGGGGCGCAGTAGCTTCCAGTCAATACTGAAATGCGAAAAGTACACCGGCGTGTATATCTACGATAACATTAGGGTTGAAGGCGGTATGCCTGAGATAATCAGTAAGGAGATGTTCTTGAAAGTGCAAAGGATACTTGGTACCAAAGGAAATCCACAAGGCAGACACCGCATAAACGGTGATTATCTATTGACAGGTAAACTTTTCTGCGGAGAATGCGGGCATCACATGATGGGGTTGTCCGGCACTGGGAAAAATGGTTTGCTGCATTATTACTATGGCTGTTCCGGGAAAAAAGAAAAGCCCCGTTGTTCTAAGAAGAACGTTCGCAGGGACGAGTTGGAGTATGAGGTTGCTCGCTTGGTTCAGACGTATATTCTCCAGGACGATGTTATCACATGGCTTGCTGATACCTTGACAAAATACCAAGAAGAACATAGCAGCGATGGTGATATGGCCATATTAAATACGCAGCTTTCGGAAACAGAGAAGTCTATAAAAAACCTCATGGCAGCAATAGAGCAGGGGATAATTACGCCCAGCACTAAGGAACGACTTATGGAGCTTGAGAGTGAAAAATCCAAGATAGAGAACAACATTACGCTGCTGAAAGCTGACACAATAACGGTAAGCAAAGAGCAGATAGGCGGTTGGTTAGATAGCTTCCGTGACGGCAACATAAAGGATAAGAGGTTTCAGAAGCGATTATTTGATTCGTTCCTCAGCGCAGTTTATGTTTATGACGATAACAGGGTTCGCATAGTGTTCAATCTTTGCGGTCTGAATAAGGGAGACATAGATACAAAGCTCATGCTTGGCGATACAGAAGCAATAGAAAAAATATCGGATTGTTCGTATAAGCGCTGTTATGGTTCACCAGACTTAATTAAAGTCGAACACTTATTTTGAGTGTTCGGCTTTTTTTCTTTATCACCGAGTTCGTCAAGGCTGATGCATTTTTCGCCGTCCTTGTAGTTGAACAGCACGATGATTTTATCATCATAAACATGAACGCTATTTACGAAAACATCAATCAGCCTTACCGGAAAAATAAAAGACCCGCCGTGTGGACGGGTAATGACGGTGCAAATAAAGAAATTTAATAATGCACAACTATCAGGCTGAGTTTTTGGCGAATAAAGAGAAAATGCCCTCTTGAAAGGATCAAGAGGGCATAAACCGTGCTGTAATCAGGTCTGAGGAATACAACTGCTATAAAACCGTATCTAAGGCACATAAAACGTAAAGCCTTTATTCAGCGAAACCGCATAAATAAAGGCTTTACAAGTGGTTGCGGGAGCCAGATTCGAACTGACGACCTTCGGGTTATGAGTTTTCCTGAGGAAATTGACAATTACTTTGAATAGTGATATAATTATATATAGCAGCTGCTGTATTAATTAGTAAAGAAGGTCTAACGAATTAATATGTACGCATCAAACACAAACTTTTATTTTGTTCCTATAGAAGTACCAGACGAATATTGTTTTAACAGCAATTCCACTTTCGCAGAATATGCTGAAGTTTGGATAGAAGAAAACACGAATATACTCGCTATTAAGACAATTGCAAGGTATCGCGATTTACTGAAAAGGATAAATATGGGAATTGGACATATTCCGCTTAAAGACATACAGCCGTATCATTTGCGACAATTTCTCAATAAAATATCACAGTATGGTGTCAATAAGCGCACAGGAAAATGCTTATCCGAGAAAACCATATTACACCATTACCGACTAATTTCTGTTATTTTACAGCAGGCAGTTAGAGATCGGTTAATTTCATACAATCCAGCTTGCAAGGACAGAATGAAAGCTCCAAGAGTAACAAGAAATGAGATCACTGTTTTGCAGTGCAACGAGTATCAGAAACTTATATCAATACTTACGCTTGACCGAGAGATTGATATAAGAATGAAAACTGCTATACTACTCATGGCTTTAACCGGATTACGGCGTGGTGAAGCTGCTGGGCTTGAATTTGGAGATTTACAAGAGGGAAATGACCTTCTTACAATACGAAGAGCCATTCTCTATACCCCAGAAAAAGGTGTCTTTCAGAAAGAACCTAAAACTAAATCTTCATATAGAACCTTTCTTATTAGTCCTTGGGTAAAAAGTATAATAGAGGATTATAAAGTGTGGTATCAAGATACGTATAGTGTGAGAGGTAATCTCCTACGAAAGAGGAAACTTTTCTGCCAAGAAGATGGCAAACCAATTCACCCGGATACACTTACAATATGGTGCCGTAAATTCTGTAACAGAAATCCCTCAATACCTAGGTTTACTCCGCACATACTGCGACATACATATGCTTCAATGCTGATTAGTCTAGGAATTTCAATGAAGGAGGTATCAAGTCGGCTTGGTCATAGTAAATTAACAACGACATGCAACACATATACACACTCAATGCAGTTTGCAGACCGAAAAGCTGCTGAAGCATTAGATCAGTTCAATATAATCTAAATACAAAAAGGCAGGATTTTTATATTCTGCCTTTTTTCAATCCTCAAGTTTTAATATCCACTTATCATAAATATGAAAGGAAAATAAAAATGTTTGGAAATCGTACAGAATCCGGAAGAAATAATATTGCTGGCATTGCAATTTATAACCGGCGCAAGGCACTGGGAATAAGCCAGCGTGAAGTAGCCGACAGGCTCCGCAGTCATGGGCTTGTCATTGACAAGAATGCAGTGCAGCGAATGGAAAGCGGCGAACGATTCATAATCGACACCGAACTTCATGCAATAGCTAAAGTATTCGGAATTTCCATAAATGAGCTGCTTGAAGAAGCAAAATAGTAATTACATATGGAGGTTATGTCATGAAAGAAAACTTATATGAATTTGGTCTCATTGGAAACAACAAAATTAAGACAATCAACATATATACCGAACCAATCGCTGCAGGCTCTAAAAGAGATACACTTACATACCGGCAGGCGTTTGATTTCTTGAACACATATCTTGAAAGTATCTATATGATACCTGATAATTTTAAGTTTGATGCTGAAAAACCGAATGATAAAATTCCATCTCAATGGGAGTTTCATTACGATGTGAGTATTCAAGGAGAAGCTGGTGTTGAACCACCCCCATATAGCGGAACCTTCCTCGATATATACGTTGACGATAATGACGGAAACCACTTTATTCCTTTTGCAAGTGCTTATTCTCCTAAAACGGACATAAACGAATACTTAAAGATGTCACGGATAGGTGCAGAGTGCTATCTTATGCTTTCTGGAGAGGGTAGAATATTTGATATAGCTGACGATATTGTGATGAAGCTAACCAACTGATAAGCTATTTTATCAAAGAACTATTACAGGTACATTGATTTTGGCAATGTGCCTGTTTTTATATGCTGTTTAACGGGTAACTCCCTGCGAACGGCACCAACGGCATAGCGGGAACCGCGAACCCTCGGGACGGTAGCGTTCTCCACCGTCCCTTGCTATGCTTGTATTCCATCGGAGAACAGAAAACGGAGGACACCATGAAATATAACTCTCCGAAGCAAAGGAGGTAGCGCATGAAAGCTATCTTCAAGCTTCTTAACCCTGACAACACAATGTCGATAAATCGTCAGCTTGCCCATGCAATCGGACTGGCGGAAGCCGTAGTATACGGAGCGTTGCTTTCCAAGTATGCTTATTATGATCAGCATGGACTGCTTACTGACGGTGACTGGTTCTATTCAACCGTGGAGGACCTGGAAGAATCCACCGCTCTGTCAGCCAGACAGCAGCGCCGCTGCATCGAAACGCTTATCAAATCCGGGCTTATTCAGTGCAAGGTACAGGGTATGCCTGCAAAGCGTTACTTCTGTATCAATGATGACACGGAGCTGCTTGCTGGGATCCTTTCAAACGGTAGTAAATCCAGTTGTGACAAAAGCGCACAACTGGACGGAACAGTAAAGCAAAGCGAACCAGTGACAAATGGCATAACAGAGCCAAGCAGCACATCGGATGGCAGCGCTCCAGTTATGACAAAAGCGCACAACTTGTTTTCCCCAAACGTTACAACTTGTTCTAACGAAAAGGAAGAACAAGATTTCACAAAACCGCCGAACTGCTCTATATATAAAACTAAAGAAATAAAACCTAAGTTAATCAATCCTATCAATCAATCCGAAGATATCGACAAACGTTCGGACTACTCTCGGATTATCCGTGATAACACCGAATGTGATTTTCTTATTCAGCAGAATCCCGAAAAGAAAGAAACCATTCTCGAATTGATAGACATTATCGTTGATACAGTGTGCTCCACAAAACCAACAATACGGGTAAACGGAGAGGACATACCACATGACATTGTGAAAAGCGTGTTTCTGAAACTCAACAGCAGTCACATTGAATATATTCTTGAAGCAATGGACAACAACATCAGTGATGTCCGGAATATCCGCAGTTACCTGATAACGGCGCTGTACAATTCCCGGCTGACGCTCAACAGCTACTGGAAGTCCCGGGTCAATCACGATATGAACAAGCGTTGACCTCCGAAAGGAGTTGACGGGCATAGCGGGGTAGCTCCCCGATGGGCGGTAAGTCCTTCCGCCCTGCCTATGCCTTATATATTCAAGGACGGAAATAAAATGTTGCCGAAATGGCAGGAGGACTACATTATGACAAGAAAAATCATCGCAATCGCAAACCAGAAGGGTGGCGTAGGTAAGACCACGACCGTTGTAAACATTGCCGCCGGACTTGCTGAACAGGGCAAAAAGGTACTCTGTATCGATCTTGACCCGCAGGGCAATCTTAGCGACTATCTTGGCTATGACTTCACCGGCTCCAAGACGATGGTAGACGTACTCAAGGGGCAGGCAAAAATCTCAGAGTGTATTGTGACCGCGAAAAGCGAGAGCATAGATTACATACCGGCTGATATTTCTCTTGCGACTGCTGATATGTTCCTGGCTCAGACAATGTGCAGGGAGCAGATACTCCGCAAAGCGCTGTTATCTGATGAAAAGACAGCCGAGTATGACTACATACTTATTGACTGCCTCCCTTCGCTGGGAATACTGGTAACGAATGCGCTTGCAGCAGCGGACGGCGTAATCATTCCGGTGCAGGTGCAGAAATTTGCGCTCAATGGCATAGTCCAGTTTGAGGATATCTTCAATCTGGTAAAGGACAACATAAATCCCAGTCTTGAAATATGCGGCATACTTGAAACTATGACCGACAACACTCAGATGGGACAGGCTGTTGACGTTGCTCTGAAAGAACGTTATGGAAATCTCGTATTTACTACTTCTATCAGCAAGCGTATCGAAGCCGCAAACAGCACCGCTGAGCAGAAATCGCTTATATCCAAGAAAAACAGCGTACTTGGCGGACAGTACAGAGAGCTTGTTACCGAGATACTCGGCAAGGAGGCTATATAATGGGCTTTAATTTAGGAACATCAAGCAACACCGGCAAACTTCACATGACAGACTTCCTCAAAACTGACAATGCTGTTCAGAATACCGAAAAAGAAATACCTATAAATCAGCTCGTCCCATGGGAAAATCAGCCGTTCAAAATGTACAGCGAATTCAAACTGCATGAACTGGCTGAGTCCATAAAGGAAAACGGACTGCTTGCTCCTATAATCGTATGCCCCCTTGATAATGGTAAATACCGCATTATTGCCGGTCACAATCGAGTGGAAGCCTGCCGGATCGCCGGTATCACCGCCATTCCCAGCGTTGTCAAGGACGTTGATGAGAATCGAGCCAAGCTCATGATGGCTGATACGAATCTTTGTCAGAGGACCGAACTGCTCCCTTCCGAACGGGCATATGCCTATAAGGCACAACGCGAAGCCCTTATAGCTTTAGGCAGTCCCCGTTCAACGGCTGCCATTGCCGAGAAGTATGGCGAAGGACGTGCGACAGTTCAACGATACATTGCCTGCTCAAGGCTTGTCCCGGAACTTATGGATTTGCTGGATTCCGGCAGGATCAATCTCCTGCCGGCTGTTTCTTTTTCGGGAATGCCTGACGAAAGTCAGAGAGGCATAGCGTCGTATCTCAATCGCTTTCCTGATCGGAAAATAACCGCTGAGCAGGCAGAAGAGCTTGCATATCTCAAATTTGTATCTGAAAGCGATATCATCGAACTATACGATGAAACTCCTAAACCTGCTGAAAAGAGTGATAAAAAATCTACGCAGGAGTCGGTTAAGCAGAATACCGAAAAGAAGAAATCCTCGCCTAATCAGTATGCGAAGAAAATCACGCTGCAGCGTAAGGAAGTCACTGAGATAATCGGCGATGAACTTACCAATGACGAAATATCCGAGTTCTTCTACTTCTGCCTGCAGAAATCTGATTTCCTATCTGAATGGCGTAAGATGTATCTTGAAAGTCAGGACGAAATAAACGCGGGAACGGCTGACGGTGAGGAATATTCAGAATAAGCAATACAGACGCTTGATTTTTCAGCAATAATATGTTATAATTCAAGAAAGGACGGTGATCCCGATGGCAGACGAAAATAAGCTGCTTGACGACCGCAAAGTCAAGGAAGAAGCGATAAAGCAGTTCCGGCTTATGGACGACACATTCATGAGCAAGGTTTTCGAAGACAAGGAGTGCGCCGAACTGCTGCTCCGGGTAATACTGAACAAGAACGACCTTACAGTCCAGAACACGCAGACGCAGTTTGAAATAAAGAATTTGCAGGGACGTTCCGCTAGACTGGATATCTACGCTGTTGATTCCGATGGAGTGAAATACGATGTCGAGGTTCAGCGCCGTGACAGCGGTGCGGTTCCGAAACGAGGACGATACAACAGCAGCCTGCTGGACGTTAATGCGACCGATCCCGGCGATGATTTCGAAAACCTCCCCAGAACTTATGTCATATTTATTACCGAGAGGGATTATTTCAGAGGCGGACAGGAACTGTACGAAATAACCCGATGTGTAAAAAACATGGGACACATTGATTATGGGGACGAATCCTGCATAATCTATGTAAACGGGCAGAATCGTGATGATACGGCGATAGGTCATCTTATGCACGACTTCTTCTGCACGAATCCGCATGAAATGTACTACGACATTCTGTCTGAACGGACACAGTATTTCAAGGAAAGCAAGGAGGGTGTTGATACTATGTGCAAGATTATGGAAGATTACGCTGAGAAAAGGGCTAAGATAGCGGCTGATGAACGTTCAATAAGCATGGCTAATAAACTCTGGAACAGCGGAATAAAAGATTTACAGCAGATTTCAGACCTGACTGAGCTTCCTCTGGATGAGGTTAAAAAGCTCTTTGAGGGAAAGACAGCCTGATTTCACAATCACAATTGAATAATTCAGAAAAGCGGAGATGCAATATTCTCCGCTTTTTATTTTAAAACTCTCCCTAGCCACAGGGGTTTATATACACTTCTCCTTACGGGGCATGGCTGACAGCTGTGCCCCACACTATGCGCATAGGCGGTAAACCACGCGGCTGCGCTCCAAAATCAATAATGAGGTAGTTCAAAAATGATAGACATACAGTGTAGTCCTCTTGAAGATGATAGCCTGAGTCTGAATGCACAGTATGTGTTCTGCTGCTTGGTCCTCAACGATGGATGTCTTGTTGTAGATCACCCAATTATTGCAGCTGGACTGGATGAGCTTATAAGACACGGATACTTATCAAATGAAGGGGACATAGATGCTGCTAAAGATATTCAGCAAACGTTTAGCCGATTCAATGGAACTGAATGGCAAGAAACAGATTGATGTTGCTCGTGAACTTGGGATACCCAAAAGTACACTGAGCAGATATCTGAAAGGAAGTTATGAACCTAAAACAGAGAGAGTCTATCAGCTTTCGGAATATTTTGGGGTTACTCCCGAATGGTTGATGGGTTACACAAATGACCCACAGGGTCATGTTATGGTAAATAATACCGATATGGGTAAACAAGTTTATTCCATCAACGATGACACGTTTCTCATTACTGAAAAAGAAATCATGCTCGTGCAAGCATACCGCCAGCATGAACAATTGCAGCGTGTTATTGATAAGATTCTTGATTTATCAGGTGAAACAAGGAAAGGCTTTAAGGTGGCTAGAGTTGAGAAGAAGTAAATATGTAACGGAGGATATCACATGGACCTGAACGCACTTAGAAAAATGGCAAGAAAACAGCGCGAAGCAGAAGAAGCGGAAGATAACACCGCACCGGAACCCACAGTCAAGCGTGTTATTCCTGTTGAAGAACCAACCGCTGACACTGCAATTTATGTTCCTCTTGAAGATGATGTAGTGGATCCGCTGCCGTTGCCTGATGACGGCTACTCCGTTTCCTCCTCAGTTGCCGAAGATGAACCGAAAGAAGAAATGGCAGAGGAACGTCACGGTGAAACGCTCGACGAAATAATCCAAAAGTGCTTTACTGATGAAAAGGCGTATAATATTGAACTGGAACGGCTTCTTCCTTTCCGCCGCCCAATATTCACCAACATCGGCGATCTCACAGAGCTGAAATCTGATATTTCAAGAATAGGGATTACCGAGCCGCTGCTCGTTCGCTCTGCCGGCAACGGAGAATACGAAATTCTCTCTGGTAGTCGGCGAAGAGCCGCCGCTGAGCAGCTCATGTGGACTAAGGTACCCTGCCGAATCGGAAGCAACGACCTGATAACCGATGAATACGCTGAGCGTATCGTTGTCGAAAGTAATCGAAACCGGTTTTCCTCCCTGCTCTTGTCAGAGCAGATAAGAACGGCTGCAGTTCTCGGTGAAAAAGCTGAAGCGGAGCTTCACCTGTCACATGAACAGTCTCAGAAATACGCACATCTCAACTCACTTCAGCAGGATTTCCTGGTCATGCTTGATAATGCCGTAATTAATATAGCTGCGGCTGAAATGCTTGCAGACCTCAGCTCAGACGTACAGAGTACGATCATAAATGTTCTGACACAGCACCCGGAGATGAAGCTCACCGGAGCCAATGTAAAAGAACTGCATGACGAATCCAACTTAACTACAACAGCAATCACCAAGATTCTTAAGCCCAAGCCGCCCGTTAAAATTGCTGTGCCGGCTGAAATCGTATCGGAATTTATGGAAGGTAAAACGCCTGAAGAACTTACAGAAATAGTGTCTGCTGCTATCCGCAGATATTTCACGGAGGAACATGATGTCAAGATTTAACGATATCGCACAGATATACGATTACAAGCTCTCACAGCTTCGCGACCCACAGGTGTGGCAGAACACACTGCGGCTTACTTCAAATTTCTGGCGTCTGAACTTCTGCGCTGCCATGCTTCTTACTGAACAAAACGCTAAAGCTGTTATGTGCGGAACTCTTACCCAGTGGAACAATGTGGGAAGATATGTAAGACACGGAGAACGGTCCACTGCAATTTTCGTGGATCGTAATAATACCGAGCTGATGTATCTCTTTGATGTAAGCCAGACCTATGGAAAAACATATAATGCCAAGTGGAAGCTCTCTGAACGCATGGCTGACGGCATCGTTGGAAAGTACAACACCGAAAATGCAGAAAACGCTATATCATTTGAAGATTTTTTGCAGAAAAGTCTTGACAAAAACATAGATACGGTGTATAATTATGATAGCAAACTAAATAGTGCAATGGCAAATGACCCTCGCATCACCCATTTCATTCGCCAGAGTGCAGAATGCATATGCATGACAAGATGTGGACTTGAAGCTGAGTATGACTTTTCAGCAGCCGCTAAACTTGACAGCGATCTGTCCATAGTCGAAATCGGCAATGCAGCTACTGCGCTGGCGCAGGAAGTGCTGCGAGACGTTGACCGGACTGTAAGGAGGAAAGAATATGAGCGTTATGAAGCTGGAGTATGCGGAAGACATTTACGATATCCCCTACGAGGAAGACAGGAACGGACTGCTGAACCCGAAATTCCGGAATTACGGAAGAAAGGACATGACGCCGCTGGAGCGCAAAGCGGTCGATATGATGAACGAAATGGATCCGACAGCGCTCGACCTGGTGAACATGAGTGGGCTGTATCTGAGAATCTGGAAGGAGATCGGACGGAAAGCAGAGAGCGCCAGGAACCGCACGACACGTACTCTGATGAAGAAGGCGCAGCTCAGCCAGACTTATACGGAGAGCGCACAGCAGAGGACGGAAATAGATATAGCGGCTCAGGAAGCAGCGTGGGATTCGATCCGGACGAGCGTGACATGGCTGGCGGAGGAAGTCCGGAGCCGTGGGCAGCTGATGAAGATCAAGGATATTCGGCTGAGTATGATGACGAAGAGTTAAATGAAGATAACGAGATGGTATCTGATGAAACAGATGCCATTTCTTTTTTTTCAGACAGACCCGAAGAAATCGACTCAAAAAGTGAATATGCCCAGAAGCTGCTTGAAGATGAAATCCTGCACGGAAATCACTCAGCAGGAGGAAAATTTCGCATAACAGAGTACATTTCGGATAACTCCCCTACCAATGACGAGTTTGCGAAGTTTCTGAAAAATGAATACGGAATCGGCGGCGGTTCTCGCAGCGGAATCGTCAAGTTCTCAAATCATGACGGTAAGGGACTTGCGTTGATCCTCGGAAATAACGGCAATGAACAAACTGTCAGATTTGGCTGGAAGGTCGTTGCAAAGGCAATCCGAAAGGCTGTTGACGAGGGACGATACATTACCGAAAAGGATATTGAATCAGCCCGCCGTTATACGCAGTTTGACGCAGAGCATTTTGCAATTCACTATGAGTATCCGCACTGTTTTGAAAATAGCCGGCTTCAATCTATCCGCAAGGATATTAAGCGCACCGGACTGGATATTCAGATCAGGCTCACACCTGAACTGTTCGCCACTTATGCGGAAGAGTATATTCGTGCTCAGCCGCACGTCAAGGAGGAATATCAGAAAATCGAGCGCAGTTCCGTGAATGCTCCCTATTGTTTCAACGACTGGAGCACCGCAGCGGAAGCCGCACGAACTCTCACAGCTGAATCCGGCTATCCGAAGTTTCGCAGCCTCTGCCGGGATTCAGCTTCGGAACTGGTAACTCAGCTTACGAACCATATCGGGCATAACCCCGGACTGGGATTCCCGGAAGAAGAAATCACGGAGTTTCTCAATTCTGGTGAAATCTCCGAGGATAAGTGGACGGACGAAATCACGGCGCAGGTTTTCGGGTATCTTTTCAATATAGAACAACGTGATCACCTATATGACAATAATGTAGCAGCTTTTTCAGAAGAAACCAGCGCTCAGCTGACCTTTGATAATTTTGAAGAAGAAAAATCTGATATGTCAATAGGAATAGTTGAACCTACAGAAAAGGACATCTCGGAAAAGCAGCCTACTATCACCTGCGAGTGGAGCGAAAGTCCAGCATTTGAGGAAGGTAAAACTTACTCCGTCCTCGAATTTGATACTATAATGAAGCGCGAGGATACAGATTGGGTGTCCAAACGTCAGCAGGAACTTGAAGCATATGGTGGTAACTCTGATAAACTATACGCTGCCATTGACAGCGGAGAACTGAAAGACGATCATCAGGGATATGCTAAAACAAAATTCACTATAAATATGCCGGACGGCACAACTTACAGTGAACGTCAGGATATCGGCGATGGATACGGCGGCGTGGTTGACTATCTCTCCAGTTTCAAAGCCTATCATTCTGTTGCCGAGAAACTAAAGAAGGCTATCTCAGATGAACTTGAACAGCATACCGATGAACTGCCTCATGATGAGGCAGCTTCTTCTGGAGCATTGGAAGCAGCCATTGAATATATCAATGATTTCTGCGAAACAGAATACGGCAGCACTGCCGATTTCGACGACCTGACCCACGTTGATCTTGCATATACTACTGATGAGGATACTGACACTATTATCGGTGTATATGCGGATCTTGTGAATTACCGCATAATAACTGAGTACGGCAATGCAAATGCCCGTGAGGAACAGTATGATTCTTTAGATGAGATGAATGAGGTTGCCTTGAAAAATCTCGCTTTTGACGATCTGGTATATCTCTCTGAAGAAGAAAAGGCACTGCCTCACGATGAGGCAGCTGATTTTTCAGTCAATGATAATTCAGACATTCCCGATTTCTTTATTCGGGATATTGAAGAACACAAGGAAATAAGAATTTCTGAAAAAGAAAAGACTGCGCTGCTCTACCCGGTAGATAATGCGTCTGACCTAAAACTCGGCAATTACAGATTATCGTATATTGGTGACGAAAGTGCTTATGCACTCATCGCAGACAGTGAAAAAGCCGGCGCTGATATTTTCGTCCATCAGTTTTCACATAACGATGGTGCCAGCGAAATATACTCATATCTTCGCGAAAAAGATATGCAGCCGTATCACGATGACACAGAGGTGCCTCACCGTGATGCACCTGTTCCACAGGAAAATATTGAGCGCAGTACCGTTGTTCAAACAGTACCGCCGGTTGGCAATTACCGCTTCCCCGAAAATTTTGCATACCCCACCGGTCAGAAAGCAAAGTACTCTGCGAATGTAACAGCCATAAAAACGCTGAAACAAATCGAATCCGAACACCGCCATGCGACCGCCGAGGAGCAGGACATACTTGCTCATTACAGCGGCTGGGGCGGCATTGCAGACGCATTCGACAGCACTAAAGAAAACTGGAGCCGCGAATACGCCGAGCTGAAAGACCTTCTCACGGACAAGGAATAT